TCATTCGTCGTCCTCAGTGGATAGGTGTCGGGTCGCTTCGAGCTGTACTCGTCGCGCGAGGTCGGGTGGGGGGAGTTCGCCGTGGATGTCCCAGGCTGGCGGCTGTCCGTTGAGGGCTTCAGCGTTCTCAGCCTGGAAGCGCTCATGGTCGAAGTCGATGCCGTGCTGGGAGAGCGCCCAGTAGGCGATGTCTACCTCGGACAGGATAGTGGGAGCGAGCTGTCCATCGCGGGTGATGACTGTGGGCACGGTGTTGGTCTGGTCGATGGGTTCGATCATGTACGGCTCTTGGTAGCCGAGGTAGCCGATGGCGCAGTCGGCGAGACGGTAGGAGGCATCGTGGGGTTGGGGTGGGGCGATGAGGTCTGTGTACTTCCACCTGTCGGCGAGGGGGATGTTGCACAGGTCGGTGATGGAGTCTTCGATGGTGCCGTTGATCGGCCAGGCCTGTAGGTCCAGCTGGTCGCTGGTGGCGGGGTCGTTGCGGACGACGGCGAGGGTGCAGCCAGTGAGGCGCGGGTAGGAGCCTGCCGTTGAGGCGGTGGAGAGGCGCGAGTGGACGACGACGACGCTGCCGGTGGTGAACCATGCAGCGGCGCGTTTCTCTTCGACGGTAGCCGGGCGGAACGTGTCGAGCTCGCGGGTGACTCCCTGCCAGAGCACGTAGTCAATGTCCCGGTAGGTCGCGTTCGTCGTGTCGATGTCGATGTCGGGGTTGTTGAGCTGCCAGAGGAGGAGCGTGAGAGGTTGGAAGATGCGGCGGTTCTTCACGTGCGCGACCGGGGGCGTGATGAGCGCTCGCGGGGTGGGGGTGGTGCGGGCCCAGTGGGCGAGGCCGCTCATGTAGGCGGTGACGGTTTGTGCGTCGGTGAGCTTCGGCTCCGTGGAGACAGTGATCGTCGTCGTGTCTCCCTCACGGGCGAGGGCGGCGCGCTTGTGGGGGCGCTTCTCAGTGCGAAGCAGAGTCTCCCACTGCTGCTTGTAGGGGAGCATCTGTCGGGCGCGGGTCTGCGGGTTCATCATTGGCGGGCCTCGTTTCGGAGCTTCTGGGCGAACATGTACTGGTCGTTCGCGTTGCCGCCGGTGCCGGTGATGAGGGCGGCGACGTAGGCGAGGGTGGGCGCGTCGAGGGCGCGGAGCTCGTTGTGGATGCGGACCTTCGAGAACTGCATGACGTAGGCGAGGGCCTGCTGGAGCAGGTCGATGTCTGGTGAAGTCGCAGGGGGCACGTCGTTGGTTGCTGCGTTGAGTTGGGCGATGAACTCTGCGTCGAAGTAGTCCTCAAGACTCCCAGCGCCAGTGTCGCGGGCGACGGCGCGGTCGAGGGTGCGGGCTGCGGCTGCGAGAGAGTCGGGGGTGTCGGTGGTGATGAGGGTGAGGAAGTTCTTCCCGAGGCGGGTCTCGACTTCGCGCAGCCCAGCTTCGACTTCGATGCGCACGGTCGTCTCTTTGCGGCCCAGGCGCTTACCGATCTCCTCGTAGCTCATGCCCTTGTGGGCGAGCGCCCCGTCTGGGGTGCCGGGGATGCGGAGCCGGATTGCCTGCGGGTAGAGGCGCGTTTGCCGGTAGGTCGCACCCCTGATGTAGGCGACGGTGCGGTTGATGATGGTTTGCGCGTCGGCGGACAGGGTGTGCGCGCTCGCGACAAGCCTCGTTAGTTGCGTCTGGAACCGCGCCACGATGCTCTCCTTCTGACCCCTGTTCGGGAGGGGTGATCGTCGATATGGGAAAACCCATCGTTTTTTGTCCACGCGCCTTTGCTGGTGGCGTTTTGGGCCTCCTGGAGGGGTTCACCGCCGGTTTGGAGGTGCGCGTGGACGTAAAACGATGCCTGAAACCATCATTTCACGATCAACAATTTTCATCACTTTGAGCGGTCGGAGGGTCGCAGATTGAGGGGGAGATGGGGCACTGCGGGCGCGTCTGGGGAGGGTGTATGAGGGGTGTCGGCCTGGTAAGGCGAGATGTGAGAGTGGGGTATTTTGTCGGGCTTTGTCCAGTTGCGCCACCCTGGGACGCTCATCGTCGTGATCTACTACCTGCTCGTGCGGAACTGTGGCCGCGCCGTGCGCATCCCCACTATTGCCGGTGAGAACTCGCCCTAGTAGTACCTAGATGTCCGCTAGTACACCCGTGAACTACGTCTAGTGCAACCGTGATCTAGGCAGGGTTAACCTAGATGTCTGCTAGTGCAACCATGATATTCGATTTCACGTGTGGACCTAGGGTCTGGTAGTACCAAGAACTAGCTCTAGTAGTACCAAGATGTGCGCAGGGTTAACTTGGATGTCGATAGGGTTAACCATTATCTCGACTGGTATAACCACTATCTCCGATTTCACGTGTTGATCTAGGCATAGGTGCAACCTCTATCTGTGTAGGTATAACCTCTATCTCGATAGGTGCACCCGTGATCTCTGTCAGGTGTACCCGTGATCTTCGATTTTGCGTATGGAACTACCGTCTAGTAGTACCAAGATGCGTGTAGGTGCAACCCGGATGTCGGGAGGGTCAACCTTGATGTCGGCGAGGGTGTACCTGCATGCGCCGTGGCGCTGTGTGGATGTCGTGCCCCTCCCTGTGTGAGCATAAGACTCGGCCCCTCGCTCGCGGTTATGAGCTGAGGGGCCGACTGGTTGCTGCGGTGGGAGCTACTGTGAGCACTCCGTGGCGTGGGAGTAGATCTTCGCGAGGTCGCTGGGGGCGACGTTGGCGAGTGAGTGGGTGTCTTTGATCTGGGAGATGGCTACGGGGTCGAGGTCGTTCCATGACTTCTCGACCATGCACTGTGTGGCGGTGGCCGTGTACTCGCCGAGGCCGACGATGCCGTCGGGCACGTAGGAGCTGGTCCACGGGTGCCAGAGGGTCACAAGGTAGATGACGACGGCGAAGAGGAGGATGGAAAGGATCGACTGGACGAGGCCGAGGGCTCTATACGCCATTCGGAACGGCGTGAAGATGATGAACACGGCTGGAGCCTTTCAGTTGTTGCGCATCGTGTAGCGCAGGGGATGGTGGTCATGGAGGAGGATAGGGCGGGCGAGAGCTTCCTTGAGACGCTGATGCGCGTTGTTGAGTTCTTGGAAGGCGTGGGGGTCGCCGCCCCTGTCGGGGTGGAGGGTGCGAGATCGGGCGCGGAACGCTCGGTTGAGGTCAGCGAGGGTCGCTGCCTGGGTCAAGCCGAGGAGCTTGAGGTCGTGGGGGCTGGGACGAGTCATGCTTGCTCCTTGTTCCTCATCTGCTTGCGGTAGTTGGCGATACCGCCACCGATCATGGAGGCGAGGCTGCGCACGCCCCTGGATGCGACGTTGGCGGCTCCCATGGTGAGGGTGCCGGTGAGGCCGACGGTGATGCGCCAGGTCTTGCTCAGGCCTCCGAGGTCAGTGCGCTGCCAGGTCTTGCGCGTGTAGTCGCTGGCGTTACGTTGGCCTGTGGAGAGGATGTGCGTGGCGGCCGACATGGCGCGCTGCATTTCGTCGTACCGTCGCACACCTGACGGGGTGCCGTTGATGGCGCTCCAGGTCTGACGGTCGAACTCTTCGCCCTCGATGCTGATGTGCTGGAGAAGTGGCATGTCAGCGAAGAGCTGGGAGATTGACGAGTCGGGCTTGTATCCGAGGTCGGGGCAGACGTAGGAGCAGTAGAAGTCCCAGGAGTCGAAGGACAGTCGGCGCAGGTTGGGCATCTCCCGTAGGACGGTCCAGTTCATGATGGGCGCGATGTTGGAGGAGCGGATCGCATCGGTCATGTACGGGGGGATAACTTGGTTGTTGCGCCAGTCGTCGGTTACCTGGGTGCGGTAGGCGACTCCGTTCATGATGACGGTTTCGCCGACGACTCCGACGCGCTTGACGCGAACCCAGGTGCCGGCCCATTCGTTCATGTCGGCGTAGAGCGCTGCCTGCACTGCGTCGGGGGTCATCTCCGTGGGGGTGATGGTGCGGGGGGTGCTGGTGTTGAACTCGTAGCCGCCGCCGGTGGTGGGTCGCACGGGGCTGGTGGAGTAGTCCCATGTGGGTGCGGGCGCGTCGGGTTCGTCGGGCATGGCCATGCGGTCGGCGTTGGGGTCGGTAGTGTCGTCCATGTCGGGGACGGTGGGGGCCGGGGGCATGGGTGGCGGCGGGGGGACAGGTGGGATCGGCGCAGTGGGTGCAGCAGGAGCCGGGGGGTGGGGGACCACCGTGTGCGCATCTTGGGTATCGCTGGCGGCGCTCTCGGCGGCTGGCTTATCGTCGTCGCCGGTGAGGCCGCTCATGTCCCACTCTTCCGCGTCGCTGCCCGCGAGCGCGAAGCCGCTGTTGGTGTCTTCTGACTCGAAGGCCTGGGGGTAGACGTGACGGAATAGGGTGACGGACTGCGGGTCGTACTCGTAGCCCTGGAAGACGTTGTAGATGTCCTCGACGGAGGCGATCCACTGCGGGCGCAGGTCGGACACCCATTCTTGCCAGGTGCCCTCGTAGCCGAGTTTGCGAACGGTGAGGTTCGCTGCGTCGGAGAGCTTCTGGAGGGTGGCCGCGGCCTGCTCGCGGGTGACTCCGGCTTTCGCGAGGTAGCCCTCGAAGCCAAGGGAAGGGTCTAGCTCGCCAGTGTCGGTGGATACGTCGCGTCGGACGGCTTCTACGTCCACGCCTGCGCTCTTCATGTAGGAGATGGAGTTGTTCCAGCAGTAGCCGTCTTCACTGCCGTCGGCGAAGAGGAGGCCGGGGCGCAGGTAGGTGGCGGTGCGGGCAACGGATTCGTCGCCGTTCATGATCTTGTGGATGTTGTCGCCGCTGAATCCGGGGAGGTAGGCGAAGCATCGCATGGTGGAGGACAGCTTGTCGGAGGCGTAGGAGCCGGGGGTGAGCTGGTTCAGGTAGTTGCGTCCAGGGTGGTGACCGATGAGTACGTCGGTCTTGCCGATGGAGGCGTAGCTGTAGATGAAGTTGTCGGCCTCCTTGAAGGGGATCGAGATGTTCTTCGTGCTGGCGTTGAGTGGTTTGCCTGCGGGGAAGAACTGGCCGATGTCGGTGACGGGGTTGACGGGATCCTGGCCGATCATGAAGACGCGGGAGCGTTTGGCTTCGGCGTTGTTGAAGCCTGCGTTGCGTAGTTGGGATAGTTTCTCGAAGGAGCGGCGCATCATGAAGTACATGCTCGTGAACCACAGTTCGCCTGGGTTCACGTCCTGCTTGGGCTTCTTCTTCGGGTCTTCGCCGGACTGCTGCCAAGCGTCCCACTCGGACTCGTAGTTCGTGTAGCACATGTGGCCTTGCATGTTGGACTGGAAGAACGTCTGGATCTGCTGGTTCGTGTTGCTGATTTCGTCAAACACGATGCAAATGCCGTCTTTTCCGCCTAGTTGTTCAGCGATTTCGGGGCTGATTGTGCGGGCTGCGAGCATTCCAAGCGCGAGGATCATGTATCGCAGGTAAACGACAGTGCCGAGGGTGCCCGTGTAGCCGGGAGCCCACGCGAGGTTGTTCTTGTTCAGGTACTCGGGGATGCGGGCGCGAGCTTCGAGTTCTGCGACCTTCGCTGCCGTGTACTGCATGAACATGTCCGTTCCCTCTTCGGGGTTGGATGCGATGTTCGAGCCGTTGATGACGAAAGCGTCGGGGTTGATCGACAGGAGGAGGGATGCCATGTCGGGCTTGTTGTCGCCCAGGCCGGGCGCGATGCCGGCGATGAGGTGCATCGCGAGGATCTGCTGCGTGGTCAGGCCCTTACCGGATCGGGAGCCCGCAAAGATGCCGTGGCTGGTGTGATCGTTGAACTGCTTGATCTCCTTGCCGGTGGTCACTACGTCATCGTCGAGGCCGATGCCGAGGATCATGTTGCTGGCGCTGGGCTTGCGTCCCTGGCGTAGCATCGCGTCAAGGATCTTGCCCGCCCACACGGGGGAGGCGGTGGCGAGCACCTTGTCCATATCGTGCCGGAACTCCCAGAAGATCCCGTTGTTGATGGGGTCGTAGTTCTGGGCTGTGGTGCCGCCTGCGAAGCCGAGGGCTTCGACGATGGCGCGCTCAACGATGTTCTCGCTAAAGCCTTCGTAGGGGGTGAGGACTCGGACCTTCACCTTGACGGGGATGTTGCTCGGGGAGTTGTCGTAGGCGGAGACGAGGACGCACGTCGTCATGGCCTTGTAGATGCTTTCAAGCGCGCCGACGACCTTGGTCATCATGGAGGGGTCGTGGTAGGCGAGGCCGTTGTCGGCTTCGCTCTTGAGGAGGGCGCGAACGACGGCGGTGAGCATGGCTTGCAGGCTCTTCTTGACTTCGCGCTCGCGGTAGGTGTCCCAGGAGGATGCGTCGCTGTGTCGGGGGTAGAGGTCTTGCGCGCCGTCGTTGGACTCACGTCCGAAGGCGTACTCGAGCATCTTGTAGGGGAAGTAGAAGCGCGTGCCGTTGGGGTAGGTGTTGCCCTGACGGTCTTTCCCGTTAATCAGGATCTCGGCGATCTCGTTGATGTTTCTCGTCGGCATGGGGGTCAAGTGCTGTGCTGCTTGGACCTGTTCCCACAGGCGCAGGAGGACGAGGTTGTGGGTGCGCTGGTAGGCGCGCCCGTCGGATGAGAGGGCCATGAGTCGGCCCTGGCCTTCTTCGTCGCAGGTGAGGACACCGGCGGGCTGGAGGACGCTGTAGCCGGACTTGAAGATGCGGTCGTACTCGTCGAGGATGCTTTCGGCGCGGGCGACGATCTGGCCTTGGTAGAAGGTCATGGCTTCTTCGGGTACGCCGTCGGTTTCACCGTTGAGGGCTGCGAGCACCTTGTTGATGGTGATGTCGCGGGTGATCTTCTCAAACCCCAGGCCCGCGCGCGCGTCCGTGGGGAGGGATGCGAGGTAGAGGGCTGCTGAGCGTTCGTCGCTGGCAGCGTCAAGGAGGACGCCGCGGCTGTTGGAGTTGACCTTGGAGGCGAGAGCCTTGTGGCTGGCGAGGGTCGGCCACCATCCGGGCTGCGCGTCGAGGCCGGCGAGGTCACGGCACTGAGAGGCCATAGCCGCCGTGTAGGGCTCGCCTTTTTCGAGGCTGGCTTTGAGGAGAGCCAGGATCTTTGCCTGGTGGGGGCTGGCCTCGAAGTCGCGCAGACGATCAGCGAGGTCATCGCCGGGGGTATCCTCGTCGGGCGCGGGGATGCGAGCGGGCGCATCCGTGTCAGTGTCGTCGCGCATCTGCTCACGCTTGGGGGCTTTGAGGGAGGACAGGTAGGTCTCGAGGGTGCCGCCGATCTGGTCGGAGGCATACACGTTAGGGGCGAGCTGGTAGGACTCGACAACCTGCGCAAAGGGGCGCAGTTGCGTGTAGTGGCCGTGGCTGGCGAAGTCAGTGGCCAGAGCGAGGCGCGCACCTTCAGGCGCGTCGGGGATGAGGGGACGCGGGTCGCCTTTCGCGCCAGGGCGACCCGACAGGTAGGCTTCGCGTTCAAGGCGCAGGCTCCGCGCGATCTCCTCAATGGGCGGCATGATGTCGTCGGGGATCTGGTAGTAGCCGCCCAGTCGCACGCCTTCACTGAACATGGCTTCGACGTTGACTCCCTCGAACATGCTGGCGGGGGCGACGATGGTTTCGAGCGCGCCGAACTGCTTGTGGGAGAGGGCACGCAGCGGAGACTTCGACGTGGAGGAGGGTTTCGCGGCGGCGCGCGTGAGCTCACCCTTCGCATTCCCGTGGCGTTCCACGTACACGCCGTCGTGGGCGATGATGAGGGTCTTGACCGTGTTGGGGGTCCACGTCCCGTAGTCGGTGCCGTCGCCGTCGGTGATGTAGTGTCCGCCGAGGGCCTTGATTGTGTCGTCGTAGGTGGTCACGAGGACTCTACCTTTCCGTTGGTTGCGCAGGTGTTCAGTGTGTGAGTATTGGTGTTGGCAGGAGGGTGCCCGTAAAAAGGCACCCCCACCCATCGAGCGCTTATCCTGCGGGTTGTGTCACCTGGTGGCAATAGGTGGCGTTCCCAGCGGGGGCGTATCGGGGCGGGGGTGCAGCCTGTGGGGGACTGGGGTCACCAGTCGGAGCCGCCGCCTGCGGAAGCGGTGGCGATGTCACTGCGGCCTTCGGCGCGGATGCGGCTGCGCTCAACGGCGCGACCGACCTTGTAGCCGATGAAGGCGGGAACGCCAATGACGGCGATAATGGCGAGAATCGTGAGGAATGTCTGCACGGTGTGTTCCTTTGCTTGGTTGGGGTTAGGCTGCGACGAGTGCCGCGGCCTTCTCGATGCGGTCGGGGCGGAAACCGCCCCAGGTCTCCAGGATAGCGCCGTCCCCACTGCGGACTGCGACGACAGGCGCTTGACTGTATCCGAGGCCCTTGATGAGGTTGAGGGAGTCCTCATCCTTGGTGACATCAACGGACTCGTGGGCCACCCCCATCTTCTTGAGCTTGCGATAGGTGGCATCGCACTGTGGGCAGCGGGGCTTGGAGTAGACGGTGATCGACATGAGTGGTTCCTTCCTACCCCCACGGCGGGGGCGTGGGTTTGGCCTTCTGGGTTCCGAGTATCCACCGAGGGGAGCGCCAGGAGTGTAGCGGCGCACCCAGAGGTGGACATGTGCCCATCATGCCACACAAACCACAACGCGCACGAACCAGACAGGCCATACACAGCGAAAGCGCCCTAAAGCCCTAAGCGTTCCATAGGTGCATGTGCTGATATGTCACATTCAGGCAAGGGGTGAGTTCAGGATACGAACTCGGGTTCGCTCGCCTCAAGCACCCTCCAGAACGGCCTGCACCCCAGTTCGCAACACGGAATCAGCCCAGTTCGCAACTAGGAATTGAATACAATAGAAAGATAAAACTCAAAGAAAGATACCCCCTCTATCCCCCACGAAGTCGATCCGGGGCTGTCCTGTCGCTGTGGCTGGGCTGGGTAGCGCAGCCGCTACGCGACTGCGAGACAGAGACACAGCGAGATGGATTTGACTTTCAGACGAAAAACGCGCAGACTTGCACTCACAGCAACCCAGACTGCGAAAGGACACCCCCGACATGAACATCGACCGCATCACCCGATGGGGAATCATGCTCAGCGCTTCCTCCTACAAGCGCAAGTTCCCAAGGCCCCTGCGCACAGGAGAGCAGCAGGCACTCTTCGAGCTCATGGAGCTGTCGCGAGCAAACCAGAAGCTCGTCAACCTCCCGCCTCGAGACACCCCGGTGTCAAGCTCAGACCTGCGTCCGTGCAAGATCCGCTTTTTCCAATCCATGCTCACGAAGCTGGTGGAAAAGGGCATCATTTTCCGCGTGAACATCGGATACAAGGGCAACAAGAATCTCCCCCGGTACCGCTACTTCGTCGATTGGGAAGACCTCCTCACCCCGGAGACAATCAGCCTCCTAAGCCTCCCGACGACGGGGAGCGTTAACTCTCTAGAGAGCATGAAGGCTCTCGAAAACGCGAAGGAGGCGTGAACCATGCCCACCAAACAGCAGGAAGTGCGCCTCATCCGAGGTCAGGGCTTCGATGACAAAGATCCGAGCATCATCCGGGACTACAACAACTACGACGGCCCCGTAGGGTGCCTGTTTTTCCCGCACCTACTCGCCCAAGAGTTCTCGATGATAGAGCGGCAGTGGCTCGCCGCCTTCTTCTCCCAGTGGAACCGTTCGCACATCGTCCTCACACCACAGGACATGACGGACCTCACCGGACTGACCTTTGACGAGGTAGTGGCCGCTCGATACTCCCTCCTCGAGCGAGGAGTCATCAAGGAGCACAACTACGTCAACGAGAAGATCGAACTCTGCAACGTGTTCTACGTGGACGTGCAGAAGGTCTTCAACGAGATCGGCATGAGGAAAGCCAGCGTCCAACCAGGGATGCGACACACTGTCGAAACCTTCCAGTTCTGGTGCAACGAGATCCAGCGCGAGAACTACGCAAACGCAGAAGAATACTTCAAGCGCCGCGGCCGCAGGATCATCGTCCCCAAGAAGATCGGTGAGCCGTGGCGACTGGAACCCCTCGAAGAAACAAAGTGACCGCTCAGGGCGGATAACTACCCTGAGCGGTCAAGCAAACGTACAAGGAAAGGATAACACGCGATATGGCGCATGGCAATCTCGTTCGCAACTACTTCGCCTGCAACGCGCAGGCAGCATTGCTGAACCCCAGCCTCGTGAAGATCAAGCTCAGCACCAAAGAGGCCCTGGCTTACGCAGCGTTGCTCTCCTACTGGGGTTGCGACACGATCACTCCCACATGGGATGCGTTGCTGAGTCGGTCAAGGCTTGGAAAGACTGCTCTTTCCGCAGCCCTGGACTCCCTCGAAGTGAAACGAACGCTCGAACGCCGACGCTTCACCGACAGGACAGGCCGTCGTCACGTCATCTACTTCCTCAACGTCGAAGCTCTCTTCGAGAAGGACGTTATCGAAGCGTGCGGCATGGAAGACGACCTCTACAAGCACTCGATCAAGGAAGGCGCGTCGGATAGCGCTGTCCTCGCGCGCGTCCACCACCTGAACACGACGGGCTGGAAGTCCACGCGCTTCACGACGAAGCATGTGAAGGAAAGCCTTGCCCCCGAAGAAGAATCTTCGTGCGGCTACGACGAGGACTCTCTGGAAGGCTTCCTCCTCAGCGGGTTCCCCAACGAAATGCCCGTTGAAGAACCCCGCGAGGAGATCTACCCGCGCGAGGGAATGCAGCCCCTCTTCGGCGATGGTGCGGATCTTGAAGACGATGCACAGAGCACCCCAGAACTAGCCAGCGACTCGTCTGATCCATGGCCTACTGCCGCCACCATCCCTGGCGGCTCAGAATGGGCTCCTGACGACGCGGAGGATACGTCCATGGTGTTCGATGTCCCCACGCAGCGTGAGAGCGTCCAGGAGCGCGCTGAGCGCATCATCCGCGACCATCCTGGCGACGACATGATCGACGCTGAGATCATCGACGTGGAGATCGTCGAAGACGAGACCCCCTCGGACACGCTGATCGACGTTCCTGCCTCCCAGGAGCTCGCCATCACCACCCCTGCGGTGCCCGTGAAAGCCAAGAAGTCCAAGAAGCGGAACGACTACCCCGACGACTTCGAGGAGTTCTGGCGCATCTACCCGCGCCACGAGGACAAGAAGAAGGCATTTAAAGTGTGGCAAACCGCGCTCAAGAACGGCGCAACCGCCGACGAGATCATCGCAGGCGCAGCCCGCTACGCCAAGTACCGCGCAGGCGAACCCGAGCAATACACCAAGCACCCCTCCACCTGGCTCAACGGAGACTGCTGGGAGAATGAGTACTCGACCGCTGGCACCGGCTACGGGAGCGGTCAGTACGGTTCGCGCATGTCCCCAGAAGAAGCCGCAGATAACCGCGCAGCTGTTTCCTCTACGTTCATGCGTACCATCCGCATGTGGGGCTTCTCATCTATGGAGGAGTACCTGGAGCATGAGGCTGCTAAGGAGAAGATTGCCCGTGAAGATGAGGAAACGATGTACGCGGAACAAGCAGCCATCCTCAGCGCCTTCTAAGTCCCGCTAGGTCCCACGAAAGGATTTTTGCAATGACCGCCTACCGTATGAGCGTCCTAAGCGGACAAATCAAGACTGCCCTCAACGCAGGCAAGATCATCCGAGGAATCGGCACCACCAATGAGCAAATCGCAGCGTGGGCCGAATACCTCCTCCCCTTCGCCACCGACGACAACATCATCGAAGCCTTCCACCTCTGCATGAGTGGCGGAACAGAAGTCTATGGAAAAGTTGACGTAGCAGACATCAACAAGGCCATCAAGATCGTCCGCTCACAGCGAGTCAATAACTGGGCGCAGCGCAACGAAATCGGCATCGAGTTTGACGGCCCCCCAGCGCGAGGCCTCGTCTACACCCGCGTCTTCATGCACTGCATCGCCGGCGGATCGAGCGACACGAAAGCCGACCAGTACGCCAGGCAAGCGCTCCAGCGTGCCGAGTCATACCTCCGGCAGAATCCACAAGCACAGTGGAGCGACGCTCTCGACATGACGACACAAGCGCTCGAAAAGGGGACCTTCATCCGCTCCGACCTGGAGCTCCCATCGTCACGGGCCAAGGACAAGTACATGCTCCCTCGAGGTAGCGCAGCTACCATCCGCGAGGCTGAGAACAACCTACCTCAGCTCCCCTCCGGCCAAGCGCGCACTCAGGACGAGCACGTGGAACGCCCCCGCGCTGTTCAAGCAGCTATCGAAGCAGCCCGACGCAAGATGAGCCTCCAAGTAGCAGAAGAACGCCGCAAGCAGGAACGCCTCCGCCAGCAACGCGACGGGCGCTTCCAGCGCCTCACCGGCATCGACCCCGCCACCGTCGGGCCACAACGATAGAAAGTACCCACCCATGACCACCCGAGAGATCACGCTGGATCAGAACAGCGACGATGGCCTCTACACACAGATCCTCCGAGGCCGCTACGTCACCAGCATCGACGGCAGCATCATCACCCTCGATGACGGGACAGAACTCTACATTCAGGGCAATGCCGGGTGCGGCGGCTGCTCGAGCGGCTGGTACTGGCTCGAAGAAACCTTCAAGCGCGGCAACCGCAAGGCCCGTATCATGAGCGCCTACGTGGCCTACAGTGAGGACAAGTCAGAAGACGAACCTGCCAGATCCGTCTACACGATCTTCGTGCTGGTGGACGGCAACCCGTCTCAGCTTCCCCTCGCCACCATCCGCGGCGACGACGGCAACGGCTACTACGGCACCGGCTTCACGCTCACCGCCACCATCCAAAAGCCCCCGATAGTGACCGCCACGGTCACGTCACGGGACATCATCAACGCGCTCGTGGACGGGCAAACGCCCTCTGATGTCCCTGACATCCGCAACCGCGAAGACCTCCTCAACGCCGTCGTCTACACGCTCCAGCAGACGCGGGGCTTCGACTCTCCTCTGCGCATCACCGGGCCAGAGGCCCAGCTTTTCCGCAAGCTGGCCTCTATTCAGTACGGAGACCGCGGCCCCTACTATGTGGGCGCATGGTATGGCTTCCACCAAACACTCATCCTCTGGTTTGCCGACATGGAGGGAGGCCTATCCCTCGTCCTGCGCGACTTATCCAACGGAGCGGAAGGCTACGTGGCGAAACTACGCGACTTCACAGAACGAGTGCGCGCCTCCAAGGAGCCTATCAAGACCTTCGTCACCGGCTACGACTTGAAAGGCGACACAGCCACCGTCAACGGAGTCCGAGTGCCGGCCACCGACTTCCTCCTCTCCGAAGTCTGCGGCTTCCACGGCAATCGCATCGGCTACGAGAGCACTTACATCCATGATTGGATCTTCTTCCGCTACGGCGCGCGCATCATCAAGCACCGTGCAGGCGGACGCGGAGACGTTACAATCACCTCAGACACCCAGAGCGTTTGGGCAGTAAACCCCCAGAAAGGCATCGCATCATGACCAAGAAGACCCGCAGCAAGCACCGCGGCGCGCCACGTCGAGGAACCCCCCTCCGTGGCCTTGCCCGACTCATCCGCCCACTCACCGCCATCATTGGTGTCGCCAGTGGCATCATGGCCTCCTTCGCGCTCGCGGACGTGAACCGAGCCATCAGCATTAACGACGCTGTACTCGCCTCACACCCACCACAGGACGCGACCATCACGATCCCTAACCCGCTCCCCGAGGGCACCATCACCGCTCTCGTCTCCTCCCACGCGGGCAGCGCAGGCTACAGCCCCACCGCAGGAGTCCTCATCGAACCTATCTGGCTCTTCCACCCGCGTATGAGCTTCATCCTGTCCCTCATTGCAGTTCTCGCGCTCGCATCCTGGATCACCAAACACAGCAGATGGAACACGCTCCCCTTCATCCGCAAGTTCCACATTGAGGCTCCCAAGCCTCGCTGGTGGTGGGAGTTCACCGGCTACGCCGAAGTCCTCCTCCTTGTCAGCCTCACCGCCACCGTGATCTACACGCTCGGCAGATAGTACTCAAACACAACGGAGCGGCCCGGCCCCCACCATGGGGAACGCCGGGCCGCTCTCGTATGCGCAGGATCAGTCGCGGATCAGGGAACCATCAGCGCCGATACGCGCCGTGAGCTTGTAGGTGTAGCCCCACTTGTACTCCTTTTCCTTGTAGCCGAGGTCGTGAAGCAGCTGCATCCACGACTCGTAGCCGCCCTTGGTGAGAGCGTCACGGAAACGCTCCAGATCATCCTCTGCGAGCTCAGGCGAAACCTCAACACGCTCAACGCTTGGGAGGATGGGCTCTCGCTCACCAAAAGCGCCCAGAACATACGGCTCCGCACTGTAGATGACTGTCACTTCATGCTCGCCGGAGTCGAGCCCAAACTCAGACAGACGCTCCTTCAACGTGAACCGCTCGCGAGGCTTCCAGCCCTCGCAACGGTCCAGGCGCTCGCTCAGGTCGCGCACGGCAGCAAGCATCGGACGCGACGCTGCAATGGCCAGTGCAGCAAGCTCGAGCGGCACGACGAACCGATCATCTTCCTCTTCGGCGGGCTTGACGTACTCGAACTCTGCGCCACAGCAGTCAAAGCCGATAGGCGCACTGAATCGCCGCTCCTGCGTAGCATCAGGGGTCACGGGAACCCGCAGAACAGCAACAACCTCCTCGCCCTTGTTGTACTTGTCGTCAAAAGTCCACGTGAGGACCAGAACACCACCACGCAAGGCAGCTGAAACGCTGCGAAGAGGTCCAGCGGCAAACGTCACGTCAGACTCCTCGTTGAGATCTACCTCAAAGCACTGAGCGAAGGTCCGCGCAGCGCCCCTGTGAGAATCTGTTGCGATCAAGCAGTCCACAGCGATATGCGCATAGAGCCTAGGGTTCCCTGACTCAATAGCTCGTTCGACATCGTACTTGAGGAAGTTCTCGAACCAAGTCCGAGCCTTCACGAAGTCAGGGTGCGCCTTCTCGTAGGCGACGTAGTACTCCTGCTGAGCGGTCTCGAACCTGTCGTGAGCTTCCTTGAGGCTGGCGGGGATGTAGGTGGACATTGTTGGCTCCTAGCTTTCTGGGGTGGGGGAGAGTTAACGGCGGTTGAGCATCGAGCTTCGAGCGGCCACCTGTCGCCTGGTGGCTTTCAGTGCGCGCCACTTGAAGGAGGGCGCGTAGGTGAATGCGAAGACGATGCCGGGAAGTGACCCCACTACAATGGAGAGCACTGCGATGAGAGCAACTGAGCTGGCCAGTGACATGTGGGGCCTCCCTTCTCAACACGTCCATAGGAGTTGTGAACAGGACTGAGCATAGCATCCCAAACCGGACTGCACAAGCGGAACTAGAATCCAACACGGGAGGCAAGGAAAAAGCCTCGCCTCCCGCGCATACCTACCTGCCAATCGCCACGCGATCCCCACCAACACCTCGTGGAGAAGGGGCACCTACACCGCTTCGATAGCCGTCTCCCTCGCCCTGACTCACCTCGTCACGATAAAACTTCATCCGAGTCCTGCCTTCGCGTGTCTTTGGGAATAGCTCAGCGATGTGTCGCTCAGCGCGCGACGCGCGCCCCACGACAACCAGCTCCTTCGACGTACCCAACACCTCATTCTTCATGGCCTCACGCACCCGATTAGCGACACCGCGGAAAAACCCTAGCGTGTAACTACGACGGAAGTGAAAACGTTCAGACTGAGACCGGAAGTACCTTCCGCGCAACGCCTCCTTAAGGCTCACCTTGCACTGCGCAAGTGCCGAATTAAAGAGCTCAGTTAGGAGCGCCAAATCGCCCGCAGCGCCAGCAATCATAACCAGACTCGCTCGAGGAAAGCTCCGCTCGACAGCCACACAACTAAGAGCCTCCGCCAAGGTCGCCAAACCAAGCACCTATGCAGGCCTCATTGAACCATTAGTGCCCTCAATGTTGACCCTAATGAGCTGCACATCTTCCCTAGGTGAGTCCACGTCAGGAAGCGACTCGATCCGATACTTCACCATCAGCTTCTCAGCACGCGCAGCCGCCACCTCACGCTCAGAAGCAGAAGCGCCCGGATCCTCAGCCAAACGCAGAAAATGCCGAATCTGATCCTCAATTTTCACAGTACAAGTCCTTCCGGTAGTCAATTGCGCCCACTCGAGCGCCAGCACATGCAGAGTATCAGCGCCCGCGGCAAGCAACCCCGTAGTAACAGGCCATTACGCGCACCCTCCACAGCCTACTTCCATAAAATGCCAAGTCGGGGCGCAGAACTTGCAAACAAGTCCAACCCGGACTACACTCCCAAACCAAGAACCACCCAGAAAGAAGAACATCATGACCACCCAGAAGAAAGTAATCATCGGCACCCGGAAGAACCTCGTCGAGGCCACAGTCCACAACCGCGGTGAGGTCGTTGATTATCTCAAGCAGCACAACTGGCACCTCGACAGGGAAAACTTCGTCTGTGTCGCTCCAGGCGAATACTGCCTCGTCAGTAAATCAGCACTCACCCCTGACATGGACATCGTTTTTGAAGGAGTTGTTCACACATGGAGCACAGCTGAAACTACAGAGCTAAAAAAATTGAGAGAATACAAATCATGGGGTGCCAAGGCGTACAACTTCCTTGAGAGTGAGACGATATTACTAGGCATGGTTTTTGTGGTGGCCACATTTTTCATGTGGAGCAATATTGGCACACCATTAAGATTTGCCGTTTGTGCGGCAGGGCTTGTTCTTCTCGGTATTCGCATCTGCATTTTGGCTTCGCTCGATGATCTAGAGTCCAATACAAAAAATAGTTGCAAGTAGTTAGGTCGAAAGGAAGATAGATATGAACATCTACGCAGATGTGACCGACGAGGGCCTGCAACCCTTCTACACGTACACGCTCGAAGAGATCGCTGCGCAGTACGAGTACGACGGGAACTGTATGCCCATCGGCAAGGTGTACGTCCAATACTACGAGGATGAGTACTATCTCGAAGACCCCGCCGAAGTCGAAGACGACAACCAACTCCTCACCGAGAATGAAGTCAAGGCGACAATCGCTAAGCGTGAGGCGTGGAAGCGCCAGGAAGACGAGTACCAGAAGAAGATGGAAGAGGAGAACCGTGCGTATGAGGAACGAATGCGTAAGTTTGAGGTAAACCACCCCATTCTCTTCAAGCTCGCACAAGGTGCACTTGAATTGTTTGGGTGGTTCTTGTGCGAGGGCTTCCTGTATGTGATGTGTATCCTGACAGCCGCCCTATTTATTTACTGCATATATGAAGCGTCTGCCGCTCATTACGGCTGGCCGACCTTCACTGAGCTGATAGGACACCGTTCATGACTAAGAAAAATGCGCTCGCGGAAGGCTTGGGTGAGTTCCTACTGGGGCTAGTTAAGGTGTGCGTTACTATCGCCCTGATGATCGGAACTGTCGTAGTGTCCGCTTTTTTCGTCGTACAAGGCACGTTCGTCGTACTTAACAAGTACGGGTTTCGTGGAATAACTATCGAACTCGTCATCATGTTCGTGGCCCTGGCGTGCGTGTGCTTCGTGTTTGAAGAGAAGCGTGAAGAGAAGCGTGAGCGGAACAAAGTTCAGCGCACAAGGACCGAAGCTGCCCCCGAAAAGCCGGAGCCCCGGTGGCGTAGAAACGCTCCCACCACCCTCACAAACGTCCCCCTTGAGGAGTGGTCGATTGGCGCGTTGACCATCCTGCGCCAGATCGAGCTCGCGTTCGACTCCAAGCACGTCTACGAGAGCACCACATGCGAGCCCATCCTGCGCGCACTGGAGCCTACCCGGCGCGGATCGTACCTGTTCGTTGATGACAACGATCCAGTAGTCCTCCGCGAGTTCATCCGCAACGGAGGTGTCGCGAAAGAATATAAGACCGTCAACTTCAGCAGCATGGATCCTAGCGAGATCAAACTCGCCGGCCACAAGGTCGGTTTCTACGTCGCTAAAACAGATGACACGCTCTCGGACCTCGCTCGTAGCATCAGAAGTGAAGCTCAAGCGGAAATCGACCGACGCGCCCTCGAGAACAAGAAGGAGGCCCACCGTGACTGACCCCCTGACGCGCACCAACGATCTGCCCACACCGACAGGATGGAAGCCATTTTGGGCGCTCTCAGCAGCGCTGCCCTGGCCCAGCCCCATCGATCCAGCGGTCGATGAAGAAACCCGCGATTAGGAAGATACCGTCATCATGCCCACCGCCACCGAGCAAACCCTCACTGCCCGCGACCTGTACGCCATGCGCGACAACATCGGCCTGTCCCGTAAGGAATGCAAACAGCCACCCAGAACCCGCTCCCTGTTCGAGTGGGGCAAGGCCCAGCAGGCCTACTACCTAGATAACCTCCTATGGAGTATCACTAGCCCTCCAGTCGTCTACATCTGGGAACCCGTAGACGGGTCTGGTAAGGGCGCAGTCCTAGATGGTCGCCAACGCCTCAAGGCGATCTTCTCCTATCTCGACGGCAACTACCCACTGGGAAAAACTATGCCCGGCGGGTGGGCAGGGAAAACCTACAATCGGTTACTCGCAACCAACCCGCACCTCGCAGAAACGCTCCTGCAAACCCCAATCCAGATGGTCACCATCCAAGCCCCCTCCTACTGGGAAGCCGTCATCGCTGTCTATCCGCAAATCTGTGGGCACGCTCGCGAAACGGTGGAACTTGAGCAGCAGATGCTCATGCGATATCTGGACGATTACGGCCTGGACTATCGCGACCCGGACTGCAACATCTTCACAGACAAGGAGTATTGCGACTGGGAAGTGTCGAACCTGAAAATGGGGCTCGCCCGTCAGAAGAAAACTGAGTTCCGCTACACGGGACTACGAGTTCCGGTCCCCCAGCTTTCACCTCACGAGTTCTCAAAGATCGCAGAGTGGCAGATCAGAGCCACTGAGTTCGTCGCTCGTCATCATGCTCGAGGAGTTGTCCCATGCTGACCACCTACATTCTCCCGGACCCCGCAACCGTCCCTGACGAGTATGACCTCGCAGCAGAGCTCTCTGCCCGCGGCTTCCCAGCCCGAGAGATCGTTACCTACTGCGGTGGCCGCGAACGAGACTACATCGTGCTCGGCTACGACTTCGAGGAAGACGGCGGCGACGCGCTCGTCTGGAACCCCGACACGGAGCACGTTTGGTACCTGTCCCGAGGCGACGTAGAAGCAGTGCGACAGGCCACCCCAGGCACCCCATTCACGCACCTGCGCTACTCCTACTACATCCTCACCGAAGACGTGAACAAGGATCTCGACACGCTCCACCGTGAAGGCCTCGACTGTCAAATCTGCGCCAGCCACCTCGACGGCACCGACATGGAGCCCACCATCTACGTCCGAGACGTTTACGGCGATACCAACAATCCCGTCTACCCCGGAGAGATGATCGTCTACGCTCACGGAGCACTCTACGACGGGATCAGCGAAGAAGTATGCGAAGCCGTCAGAGCAGCAGCCTGACCTCCACGCACGAAACGCCCCTCCCCACTGAACACCAGGGGAGGGGCGCTTCGCTTATGCTACCTGCGACCTACCTGAACAGGAGAGGGAGGAGGTCGAAGAAGATGTGCGCAAGATACATTAGGAGAATCGCTTCACTCATCATGTTGCTTGCCTTATAGCGCCACACCGGCACCTCGCGTCCCTTGTAAGCCTGCACGCTCAACTCCACTGCAAGGAGCATGGTTGAAAGAACGAGCAGCACGCACATTGGCGTAACGAGCAAAGTAGCCCACCTGCCGCCAGACAAGACCACATACACGGAAATAGTAGCGAAGAAGAAAACAGGGATTATAAAGCAGCGAGCTATCCACATCTGAAGACGCGAAGGCTTTTTGACATACTCAAACGAAATGATGTATGCAATGAAGGTAAGTGACCATAGGAGAATAGTCCCAAAGGTAATGGCGAACGTATTCATACCTCCTATGAGAAAAAGAAGAGTGAAAAGAATCGCAACGGGTATTGAGTCTATGGCTGCATTCGCATATCCATACTCACCCTCCCATGCACTTGCCCGCAGCTTCATGTAGATGACGACTAACGCAGCGAAGCCTGCACACACGAAAGGAAGAGTGGCAAGCATCAAGGGAGCGGGAGGCAGGAGCAGGGGTGCTCCTGCAATGTACCCATACAGTAAGGTGAATAAAAAGCCGAAAAGCGTCATGAGAAACGCCAAGGGAAATAGCGGGAAGATAATAATGGCTCTCAGTGCAGATTCTGAGATTGGCTCCTTCCCAGGGTCTTCGAGAGTGACACATAGTGTCTGGCGATCCTGATAGCAGTAGAACATTTCCTGTCCTTCCTAGGTTGTGGGCCTTAGATGTTACACGGAGTCTCGATGAAAGCAAGTGTAGTCCAGAATGGGCCTGCGTCAACTTGCAGTAGTCCAAATCGGGATATAGGCTGAGGGGTAGAAAGGAGGCTCACTATGGCCGCACGTAAGGCGATTCTCGCCCTCGACTTCGACGAGGTGTTCATCCTCGCCCCTGGTACCCCAACTGCGAAAGGGGCGTACACGGATCGGGCCCGCACTTCGGTTACGGTCAAGATCGACCACGGGCTCGTGGGCACGGGGGATGTCTGGTACTCGCCCCGCATGATTAAAGCCCTCAACGTCATCGTCGGCGACGCGGACAAGATCCTTCTCGCCTCATCGTGGGGCAAAGCGAGCGTGAAAGCAGTAAAGGCCGTGGGCCTGCGCCTGCCGCGTCGAAAGACCGTCAACCTGTTCCCATACCTCACGCCGGGGACCATCGACCAGGAGCGCAAGCTATGCCGTGCCCACGACCTCATCCTCGACCACCTCACTGACGATGACACCCGCATCGTGTGGGTGGATGACCAGCACCCCCGAGGCTACGGGCAGGTAGACGGCATCCACCTCATCGGCACCGACCCCATCACTGGGCTAACCAGGGCAGACCTCGCGCACATCCGCGACGTGCTCTTCTACTGAAAGGAACCACCCATGACGCTGACTCTCAAGTGGGCGAACGGCACCTGCACGGGCGACCTCACGCAGGTCACGAGCCTCGTTACGGCCATCGCCCAGAAGAAGCCCTGGACCCAGACGACACGCAAGCCTGACGGGCTCACCGTGTGGCAGAAGTGGGACGAGTCGGAACAGCTAACGTCAGTGGGTGACCCCACCATCGCTGACGACCTCGCTGAACTCCTCGCCGACCACCTGGGAGTCCCCCAGGACAAGGTGGCCATCAAGCCTGACCCGCGCGACTCAACGCAGCTGACCGCCAGCGAACTACGCGCCCGACGACTTCGCGCTCACCTCAGCAAAAAAGACCTCGCCGCCCTATGTGGCGTGAACGAGTACACGGTGCGCAACTGGGAGCAAGGCGTGCGCACCGTCATCCCCACCCGACTCCTGCGCGTTTTCCAGCGCCTCGACTCCTACAGGGAGGAAGCCCACGCAACAGTCCACGCCGAAGCAGTGCGCCTCGCCGGAAACGAGGACGCGCTTACGCAGGCTGACTTCACCGGATACGCCGTCTACGCGCCCAACGACCACGCATACGCGACCCTCTGGCCGGACGCTGCAATCAACGCCGACATGTGGCGCGATGTCGTCATCGAGTGCGGGCGCTTCCGCACTGTCGCAAGCGACTACGAGGCAAGACTCATGCGCCTTGACCTCATCACCATCGAACCACCACGAAAGGGCAAGCCATGAGAGCCGCACCAGCGCCACAACAACCAGCGCAACCAACCCTCGAAACCGCCTGGGTCGAAGAAGGCGAGAACACGCCCGCGCCATCGCGTAAGCGCGCCATCATCGTCATCCTCATCGCCGTTGTCGCCCTCATCGCGTCAGGTATCGCAGCATGGGTGTGGAGCACCCCCCAGCCGCAAACACCCGCACCCCAACCTGCGGCCACACAGACGGCACGCGCGTACACGGCCAGCGACTACGAGGAAAACCGCGCAACCTGCCGAGAGATGTACGAGACCCGCGACCTCCAGCTCTACTGGTCATGCGTCGTCGGCGACATCCGCCTCGGACAGGAAACAGACCCAGCGGTCCCGCTCACGGATCTGCCACCCGTCCGCCTAGCACCAAAGGCCAGCCTCGGAGGCCAAACCGACATCGCCTTCGCGTCCGACGCAACCGCGCGATGCTACGCCACCGGCTACTGCCTCACCGACGCAACCTTCAACGCGGGCCACACCAACGTCAAGGTCATGTTCACGCGAGGCGACGGCGACATCATGGGCATCTTCGTCCCCACAACAGACGCGCCCACCGTCATGACGCAGGAAGTCCTCGCCCCCTACATGCCCACCGGAGCCGCCCCGGACCCCACCGTCCACCAGGCGACCCTCAGCCGCATCCACATGGGAGCCGACACCCTCGTCGGCTACGTGTTCTCGCAGCCCCGCTACTGCGGTGACACCCCAGACGAGTGTTCCGCGAAGTACACAGCCCGCACCCCCATTCCCTTCACGGGCACCACCCACATCACCACCCAGGCAGAAGCCCAGAACTGAGAGAGTCCGTCATGGCAGTTGAGAGAACACTCATCGAGCACTGCGCGCCTAGTAGCGACTTCGCGCGCGTCCTCCAGGGCCGCTACGTCATGGAGATTGACGACGAGTTTGACACCATCACTCTCGACGACGGCACGATTCTCGAGGTCGAAGGTAACGAAGGGTGTGGATGGTGCCGGTCAGGCTGGTACGAGCTTGTCAACGTCTTCAAGCAGGGCGACAGCCACGCGCGCATCATGAGCGCTCACGTCGCCTGCGACATCGACGAGGAAAACGACGACGAGGGGGCCGTGGACCCGCGCATCTACACTCTCTTCGTCATGGTGGACGGCAACCCTGAGTTCTTGCCTCTCGCGACGATCCGCGGCGACGACGGTGCCGGCGGTTACGGCACCGGGTTCAGGATCTTCGCGAACGTCGTGACCTCTCCACCTTCGGCGACGCGCCAAGACCTAGCCAACGCCATCGCAGGAGGCCTCTACCCGCTCAACGACACGACGGAAGATGTGCTCACCTTCGTCGCAGGCATCCTCTACGACGCGCGTGGAGCTAACGTCCCCGTCCGTATCTGCGGCGATGAGGCAACCCGCTTTCACGTGGACCTTCTGGATATGCGCGACCAGACCGACAAGGAGATCGGCCTGCCCTACAAGCCTTCATTCCATCACCTCGAGAATGGCCTCACTCTCCTGTGGCACAAGGACGTGGACGGCAGCGTCATGTTCGTCCTTCGAGACCTGAGAGCCCACACTGGGGGACTCGACGTGTACGCGCGAAACCTCAGCGCCTTCCTGAACGCCATCCATGAGCGCGCACAGCACGCTGAAGTCGTCAGGTTTGTAGCCGCATCAGCATCACGCAACAACTACCTCACCGTAGACGGCGAACGCATCCCCTCATGCGGCTTCCTCCTGTCGGAACTCGACGGCACCTACATGTACGCCGAACAGGACCGATCCGACCACCTCAATGAGCCGAGCCGATACGTCATGAACCAGGAAACCGGCAGAGAAATGCGCTATACCTCAAACCTGCGCACCATCAAGCCACTCGCCGATAACGGAGGGATCGTCGTGGCCACAAGCGATACGAAGGACGTGTGGGCGCTCTAAGCGGCGTTACGTTGCATCCTGCTCATCAGCGGATGCTCACACCGTGAACCGTCCGCGCACGAAAGGAAACCGTCATGGCGCTCATCAACAAGGACACGCGTATCGCGCGATACTCAGCCGAAGAAGGCGTGGGCTGGGTGCCCCTCGTCCCCGGCCTGGAAACATCCCCGTCGTTCGACAAGTACCTGGAAGAAACCGGCTACTACATCAACGACTACAGCGACCGTGATGAAGACAATCTGCTTCGAGACTCACTCCTGGACCCTCTGGGCCCCGTGTGGGACGACATGAACGAAGAGTTCCTGCTCGACCTCTACGAGGGCTGGGGCCACATCCCCATGGTCACCCCAGATACTCCCGTCTTCGCGTTCGTCGAAGGCAAAGCCCCCACCTCGGCACCACTGTCGAAGGCCATCAGCTCACCCTTGATCGGCGGCGGCGAAACACTCGCCCTGAAAGTCCTGCGTGAAGTCGCTGACAGCCGCAACATCTACACCCCAGACGGCGTGACCGTGTACGACATGCTGAACCTCATCAGCATGGCAATAAACAGCCCCCTCTGGGCCCTCAACTGCCTCCTACGCGCCCAAAGCAGCCAGAGCGGCAACCAGCTCACACTCGGCTACCACGAGAACCAACGCGAAAGCAGCTGGATCGCAGCCACCCACAAAAGCGGCTACTCCTGCGCCTTCGACCTCCTCGACCAAGACCTACGACGCGACTACGGCGTGAACTACGTGATCGTCCCCGACGACGACCACACCGACTACTTCTACACCAACGCCCAGTACCGCGACAAGAACATGAAGATCATGCGATACAAGGAAAACGGCGTAGTCGGAGACGCTATCGAACTACTCGACCTCGACGGCGGCAACGCGCACCCCAACCTCCACAACTGCCAGCCCAAGACGTGGATACCCGAGCTCCTGCGTCTCGACAAGTACCTCGCGACGATGAAAAACCTGCCACAAGGCACCCAGGTACCCATCGCGATCTACTCCACTAACAAGGGCGACACGATCACCGTCAACGGCACTCGCATCCCCGCGTTCAAGATCGTCGCCGAAGACCTCTACGAGCGATGCGAACTCTACGACCGCACCGACTTCCGAGTCATGCGACAACCCATCCGCTCATACAGCCGCTTCCAGTTACGACCACAGTTCGGCCCCCACATCCTCACCCCCACCCCCAGCGGGAACGCAGTCCTCGCACACATCCAGAAGCAACGGTGACACCATCATGCGTATCAACGACAAGTCCCTCTTCCCCTACCGGGGAAAGTACGGGTCGTGCCCACCCCTCAACTTCGGGCGCACCAAAACCCACATGCAAAGCCCCACTGGCACGAGCATCCTTCTCACCGACGCATACGATGGCCTCATCGGCTCCGTCTGGATCGCCATTCCCGACCCCACGTTCAGCAGCCCCGACACGATGCCCGTCCCTCCGTACCTGATTGCTACGGCCCTACGCGCCCGCGAAGTAATCGACCAGACAGTCACGCCACAGGTTGAGATCGTGGCCTACGCACGTACACACATGTCCCCCACGTCTGCGATGCTGGCCAGCATCGACGCGATTGTTCACTTTCCAGGTGGCGGAGCTGGGCTCGCTGAGGTCACCAAAACGCGAGACAACCCCAACGGCCCAGGCAAGGTGACACGCACATCGACCCTACAACCAGACAGCCACCTCGTCATTGGAGCCAACGAGGTCTGGCCAGTAGACCCGATCCCTGTGCGCACATGGTCAGGCCGCAACCCCGTGTACGTCCTCCACGCCGACGACGTGAAGAACATGTCCGACAAGACCCTCGACCTCATCCTCCGACGCACCCCATCCGTGCTCGCACACAACCAAGGACGCGAGTACGGGGAGATCTGGGATGAAGAGCTCGAACAAGACCCGACCGACTGGGATACCCCGTTCCTTCTGCGTGTCCTTGCAGGCAGCATCAGCGGAAATACCAAGGTCGGACGATCAGACACCCAAACCAACGGCCTGTGGACGTACTGGGTGAGCCGTGACGGGCGCAAGCCCCGCAAGCTCGCCGACTTCACCAACCCACTGGTCTACACTGGAGCGACCCTCAGTTTCCTCGCCTGGAGCGTGTACGGAAACCCCGAGGAAGACCTCGCAAGAAAGACAGAAAGCCTGCTCCACCGTTAACCCCGAAAGGGAACCCCACATGCTCACACGCGCCCGACGAGCACTCCTCGCCCTCATCGCCGCGGCCACCGTCATGCTGCCGCTCACCCCAGCTCCCGCATACGCTCTCCCAGCCAACCCCAACGTCTCCGATGAGGTCATCGAGGCGAACTGGGCGACCCTATCCGCCGAGCAGCAGGAAGCGGCCAAGCAGGTTGTCGCAGAAGCCAAGGCCGAAGGCTACTCGGCGGAGGCCGCAGCGGCCATCGCCGGTAACTTCTGGCGCGAGTCCCACTTCAACGTGGACGCAGTGAACGCCTCATCGGGCGCGTGTGGCATGTACCAGGCCCTCGGAGATCGACAGACCCTCCTCTTCACCTACAACGGAGTCTCAGGCTGTTCAGGCCTCAAAGCCAAAGAAACCACCCAAGCGGCGCTCGCGGACGGACGCAGTGAATGGCTCGGCTGGCCCACCACCAGCAGCATCTACGGCGGCATGGCATCCTACGCGCTCAACGAAGCCGGCGTGTGGGGCATCACCGGCGGCACCGTCCCCTCCGCCGACGACTCATTCGGGAGCCTCGAAGGCTTCAAGAGTACCGACAACTGGTACTTCGCGACCTGGATCTGGATGACGAACTGGGAAGCCCCCGGCGCAGCTGAATCGGGCTTCATGGAGCGCGCCTCCTACGCTGCGACAGTCCTCAAGAAGGTTGGTAACACCGACCCCGCAGCGAAGTCGTCCACAAGCGGCGCGCAGTCCGGCTCAAGCGGGGGAGTCCTTGACGAGTGGTCCCTCCCTGGGATGCCCAAGAAACCCGAAATCGCTAAAGGCCAGTCCCTCACGTTCGCGGACGGCTCACAGCTCACGGCGAAGCAGCGAGCAAACGCCTCCGACCTGAAAACGCAGCTCGAAGAAGAAAAGGCCCGAGAACAAGCAGCATCCGCCCGATCAGGCATCGCCGTCATTGGCATCCTCCTGTTTGTGTATGCCCTCGTCATCCTCCTAGCCCTCCTGATCGACTTGGCTTTCCCGCTGTTCTCTGTCCTCAAGGGTGTGACCTTCGGGCGGATCAAGTACTCACCGCTACCAGCCGACGAGCGCCCGAAAGGCACCTACGGAGTCGCCGGAGTCCTAGCCACCTGTTTCGCCTTCGCAGCCCTCGGTGCCCTCATCTTCACGGGCGTGATCCAAACCTGGCTCGCGCACCTCGTCATCGCCCTTACTTCCTGAAAGGAACCCTCCCATGACACGCCAGTCCGAAACCGAGTTCGCAACGAACCTCGTCACCAAGTACGGGCAGCAATGCGCCGAGCTCTTCGCCCTGTTCCTCCACACCATCCCCCTCGGATGCTCATGGGCGTTCCTGCACCCCCAGCAGGTCGAAGACCTCGACCTGCCCTACAACCCAGAAAGCCCCGTCCCCCTCATCTGGGATCCCCAACACAAGACGGTCACCACTCGCACCGCCACCAACGCGAACGCCTCCACCCTGACATTCGTCCTCATCCCCGTCGTCGGAGGCTTCATCCTCGAAACCGCCTACAGCGCCGCCGTCAACGTCATCGAACAGTGCGGAGGCCTCTACGACGAAGACATCCTCACGACAGCGGGGGAGAGCCGCACCAAAGCCAAGGAACTGTTCACCAAGCGCCTCGAAAAAGCAATCAACGACGGTGGCGAGCTCCGCTTCGGCTACTACTGCGTCAACGGCTCCCAGACGATCACCATGAACGGTGTCGCCTACCCCGCCTACTCGCTCCCACTACGCGCCATCGCCGAAATCGCAGCACAACAGGGCCTCTCCTTCCGCGTCCCCCAACATGCCCCCATCCCAGCCTCCACGGTCGCCACAAGCCCCTGGGACACCCTCTCCCGATCAGTTGCAGCCCCCTCCGGCAACGCAATCCTCGGATCCCTCGCCCGCTGAAAGACACTGCCATGTTCATCCACATTCCAGAGCGCCCCACCCATGAAGGCATCGCCCCCACCCTCGAACTCCAGATCCGCGCCCGACTGGACAACGCCCCGACAGAGCATGTCGGCGAAGCTGTCACCATCAGCTCGCCCCAATACGAGACCTTCATCGCGCAATGCACAGAAGCTCTCCAGCGCGACAAGTCCATCGACCTCGAAGTCGCACCCGCGAGCGCAAACGACACTGAGACGATCACCATCGTCAACGACTCCGGCATCACCGTCGAAGACATGCGCGAAACCCTGAACGACCTCATTGGAGACGCGCCCGACATCGGAGTCACGATCAGCGTCAACGACGGCCAGTACACCATCACCCTGACCGCCGTCCCCGACCTGCCCGTCCTCGAAGCCCACGTCGAAACACTCACCTGGTCCGCAGATGGACACACCCTCACGCCCACCATCCACACAACAACGGGAACCGAGATCCCCACATGGACCCCGGCGATCCTCGCTCAAACCGAAGCCTACCCAGGTGGGACAGTCCGCTACGTCGATACCACCTACGGGCCGATCCCTTGCACCCCACAGGGGACCGTCATCATCGACGCAGCCATAGCGACCTCAATACACCACGCCCGCGTGTAACACTCTTTACGCCTCCCTTCCAGTTGGTACCATTAAAGAAACTAGGGCAAAAGCCCCGGTTACGGCTCCCACAGGAAGGGAGGCGCTGTGCGCCGCTACATCGAACAAGTCACACACCCCGACGGGACCGTCACTGAGACACCCGTTGACGGCATCATCCTCACCGAGCGCAAATACCAGGAACAGCGCGACCACCTCGAAGCGCTCATCGTCACCGCCGACACCTTTCTCCAGCAAGCACAAAGCGCCCTCGACTCCCTCATGGACACGTACAAGGCACAACGCTCCGCCGATAAGACATACCTCGCAGCCTTCGGCCTCGAGGACGACCCCCAGTCCGAAACCATCCTCTAAGCTCACACCTCCCCATCGAACGGATCACCATGAACGACTACAACGACATCGAAGACCTCGAAGACCTCGACGAGACGACAGACGACACCATCGTCCTTGACCTCGACGATGACACCATCGGCCCTGACGACCTCGATGAAGTCGACCTCGAGACCACAGAAGAGGATGAGGACGACTACGACGAATACGAGGACGATGACGAATATGAGGATGATGACGACGAGGACGACGTAACCTCAGCTCCCGTCACCACCTTCACGCTCACCCCACTACGAGACGGCCCCGACGAGGCTGACGAGGATGCCGTGGGCGACGGAGACGAAATGACCGAGGACGACACGGACCTCAACGAGGGCGCTGACGACGAAACCAGCGCCGACACCGAGGCCGCTCCCTTCCGCATCGACATCGACACAGACAACCTCGACAGCGCCGCAGTCGAAGCGATCAGCAGCGTCAATGACGTGGTGACCGTCAAGAGCGACGCATACTCCGTCCGGTACACCCACATCAGCCCCCACCAGGTAGTCGGCACCAAGCCCATCAAGGACTACCGAGCCGACACCTACAGTGGACTCTTCAACGTGATCCGCGAGATGGGTGTCATTGTCCCCGTCGTCGTGACACCACTCGCCGAGTACTCCGACTTCCTCGCCGACAACAACATCACCACCGGCGCAGAAGCCGACGAGCTCGGCTACGCGGGCCCACGCTACCGAGTCCTCGACGGCTGGCGACGCATCTTCGCATCCCTCAAGAACAACTACGACGAGATCCCCGCCGCCATCGTCACCTTCCACGACCCCGAAGTCGGACGCGACCTATCCAACCTCATGCACCTAGTCCTCAACCGCGCCCAGACGCACACATGGGCTGAGAAGTGGGCGATGCAGCAGGTGATGGAAGAGTCCTACAGCCTCACCCCATCCATGCTCGACTGGCTCCTCCTCATCGACGCAGGCGACTCCATGCGCCTCAAGGAAGTCATGCTCGCCGAGTACCCCGAAGTGACCGACGAGTTCCTATCGGGCAAGAAAGACCTCGCGCGCTCCTACAAGGCACTCGAAAAGCTCCGTAAGGCAGAGGCGAACCCCACGGCAGGCGACGACGACAGGAAGATCTCCAGCGTTGACGAAGCCGGCGACCTCGCAACCGCCGACACGGAAGATGCCCCACTCAGTGACGAGGAAGTCAAGAACCTCCTCGAAATGGGCGATGAGCTCCGCGAAGTCCGCGACCTCCTCAACAAGGAAGCCGACACCGACGACACCGACATCGAGGATGACAACTACGGCGGCGACCCCATCCCAGAAAACGCAGCCGAACAGGTCGGCTTCGAGGGCGGCGACGACGACGAGGACATGTTCGGCGAAGTCGATGAGAACACCGTCCAGGACACGAAGGACCGAAAGCCCCTCTCCAAGGAGCTACGCACGGCGATCCTCGCGCGCGACGAGTTCACCTGCCAGGCCTGCGGCTACGGCAAGGGCATCACGTCCATGGTCCACCTCGGCCAGCTCGAAGCCCACCACAAGACCAGCGTCTACGTGGGCGGCTCCGACGCGATGAGCAACTTCGTGACCCTCTGCCAGCGCTGCCACGGCCTCGTGCACATCCTCGCTGGCTTCAACGCCAAGATCGGCATGACCAAGGAAGAGTTCGAGAAGGTTCCAGACAACGATCAGACGATGTTCCGCGTCTGCATCAAGCTCGCAAAGGTCATCCTTAAGGCTGAAGAGGAAACCGGCAAGGCACTCAGGAAGTACAAGCCTGTGCGCAACCCGTTCTGGGAGCAGCAGAAGCAGGCACAAGATGTTGTCAAGACCCTAAAGGGTGAGGAAGCATTGGAGGACACAGCAGAATGACGACGTGGGTTTACTTCCAGAGGCCAGGTTTTTCCCTCTACCAGGAGGACGGTGGCGTGCTCACGTCCACCGCACAGACCGTCAAGCGCGCCCAAGCCCTGCGTGACATGGCGACGCGACGCGCACCCAACCTGCAAGCCGCACCCTACAACCCGGCAGGCTACGAGTACTGCGCCTTCGACGGGCAGCGAGTCGTCAGCCTGTTCTCCCGCGACGGCCTCGCCGTCACCCCCGGTACCGTCGTCAAGACAGACCAGGGTAATAAGACGCTCGCGCAGGTTCTCGCCGACTACGAGATTACCGATCAGGGCGTTGACCCCAAGGCCGCAGCGTGGGACATCCAGGCCCTCCGTGAGGCAGTCCGCTACGCCAACGCCTACATGCTCACCCGCATCGACCCCCAAGACGATGGTCCCTTCAAGCCGGCCGGATTCACACGGCCAATCTACTGGGCTCTCACGCGCCCCGACACCGATACTGAGTGCATCCTGCGCACGTGTTGCTACACGCAAGGAACCCCCCAAGCCCACAAGCCCACCCTCGAGGCCCGCATCAGCAACTCCGACTACTTCCTCGTCTCCCTCCCCAAGGACTGCATCCCCCTGTTCGACGGAACAAGAACGACCCCCACGCAGGAAATGCTACGAGCGCTCTCCCGAGCAGTAGACGACGCAGCCGCCACCCCCTTCTGCCTCGAACGAGACATTAAGGGAGTAGCCTATGCCCTCACCCGAGGCGGCGAACGCCTCGAGTTCTGCCTCGAAAACGTCGGCTCCTTCACCTACACGGGCGACGACTTCGTAGCACACGAGAGCCATGGCGACCCCGCATACACCATGGGCCGCTCCATGCTCGTCAAGGGAGCACTCAAGAACTACGGTGGGGGGTGCCTCGCCGGCGTGTATGAGATCATCGACACTCTCGTTCGACAGAGAGGCGACCGCTCCGACCGCCCCTTACTGTCCGTTGACAGGTATCGAGCTGCGCGAAACGGCAAGTGGGACGTGTACGCCGATGCGCGCACCCCCTACGTGCCGTCACGCAGCACGCACCCCGAAACGCGACGTAACGAGCCATACAGCACCTACGACCGCTACGTCATGCACTACAGGAACCTCATCAAAGCCGACGCAGCAAACGTGACCATGCGAGCAGACTAGGCCACCAATGAACACGCCCCGCAGCATCACAGCGCGACTCAACGCCCGACAGGCACACACCCATGAGGCGCGCAGCCGCCTCGAATGGGCAGCAGAAGTCCACGCCATCCTCGAAACCGCTGCCACCACCTTCGACGAAACCATGACCCGCCAGCAGATCGTGGTCCCCGCGAACCGCACGCGCGGCCCAGTGCAGGCACGAGGCATCTTGGACATGTGCCAGGCCCTCAGTGTCGCAGGCATGGCCACCAGCACTCCAACCGGCGACATCATCCTCACCCTCGCCGGCCACGCCGACCGGATGCAAGCAGCACTCCACCTCGCCCACAGCTACCTCGAGGCCGAACACCTGCACCTCAGCCGAGCACACACCGACCGCCCCGGCGTAACACTCAGCCCCACCAAAGCACGCCAAAAAACCTATGGGATACTCCTAAGCGCAGCAGCCGAAGCCTCCACCATCATCCGCACAACCCGCCCCTTCAACGTGCCACTCGACCAAGAGGATGTTGAAGCAGCGCACGCAGTCCTCAGTCAGGGGTGGGTCGGATCAGCCTACCGAGAGCAACCCCTCCTAGCGGCTGAGGAAGGGTGCTGCGAGTATGAGAGAATCTATCTCTCAGTCAGCCAAAAGCCCCTCGTCAAGCCGTACAGAAAGAACCTGCGATGAACCCGACCCGCGCACCCCGTCACCTCCATCGAGCGTGGCGCAGCTCCGTCGCCCTCACCTTCCTCCTCGCGCTCATCCTCACGTTCTTCGCCCACCCCGCGAAAGCCTTCACCGAAGACCAGGGACACAACCTCAAGGACAAGCCCTCTACCTGGTGCCAGTGGTGCGCGGACAGCGATTTCGGGTACGACCCCAACGAAGAACGCGGCATGATTACCAACGCTGGGGCAACCATGGGTGAGGCTGCGTGCGGCAACTTCTCCTTCGCATTCGTGGAACTCCGCGCGGGAGTCAAAGCCCGCGGCTCCTACACCGTCAACGACATGCGCGCTGAAGCCATCAAACTGATGCAGGCAGGCAAAGACAGCCCATTCAGTGACGACGGTTGGCTCTACCAGCTCAATCCCGAAGGCTTCGCTCAGGGAGTTTCCAACATGACCGGCGGACAGCTCACTGTCGAAGTCCAAGGCGACACCAGCGGCGCGGGACTGGGAGCCAACAAGTTCACCGAAGACGACGTGCGTCAAGCCATGAACGACGGATACTTCGTCATCTTCATGGTCCAAACTGACACCGGCGGACGACACTGGATCGTCGGCGATTACGTGGAAGGCAACACCGTCCACACCATCGACTCCGGGCGACCCCTCACCACCCTCGACCGATCCCAATACCCCGGCGGCATCGGCCCCATCCTGAAGTTCTCCCGCACCGACGGCAAGAAGCTCCAAGACCTTCCCACCATCGACGACGCAGCCACCAGCGTCGGCGGCAGCAACGGCGGCGACACCGCCACTGCAACCGACACCGGCATCATCAGCGAACTCGACCTACCCGGTATGCCACCTCGCACCGTCGGCCAAAACCACCAGCTCTCCGAAGCTGACAAGCTCGCCTTCGCGAAAGACACCCTCAAGTTCGCGAACTACACGAACCTGAACACCACGCAGAAAGACAACGTTGACCAGATCGTCGCGCAACGACAGCTCGAGCAAGACCGCAAGGTGTCGGACTGGTTCAGCACCGGCGCAGCCGTCATTGGCATCGTCCTGTTCCTGTACGCCCTCGTCATCGTCCTCGCGTTCCTGTTCGACCTGGCCTTCCCACTGTTCTCTCTCCTCAAGTTCGCGACAGCTGGTTCCCTGACTGTGCATCACGAGTCGCAAAGCCGTGCGGGCGTGAAGGAGCTGGGAGCTCCACCTCGAGGTCGCTGGGCGACGTGGGGGAACGTGTTCGCCACTGCCGGGCTGGTCGCAGCGTTGGGTGGTCTGCTCATCAGTGGGACGCTGGTTAGGTGGGTTGCGTCGTTGTGGCAGATGCTCTACATGTGACGGGTGGGATAACGCCACAACTCTTGTGATCTAGTTAACCAGTTTCCGGGTTGCGCACACAAAATACACTGGCCTACACTAAACTCATCACAAACAACACAACCACAATTTAAGAGCGTCCCCTGAACCGCCCCGGATCAGGGGAGCACCCCGGAAAGGTGCCCGAGCGGCTGAAGGGGCCTCCCTGCTAAGGAGGTAAACGGAGCAATCTGTTTCGCGGGTTCGAATCCCGCTCTTTCCGCAGGACGCGAGAAGCGCCTGAGACGAGTTACTTCACTGGAATTGAAACTCACACTCGACTCAACCTTTTCTCTCGCGTCCCCCACTTTTGCCCAAAACACCCAGAAAGGAGAGCGTCATGGCGCGCATGAACACCCGAGGCACCAAGCCCCGCAACATGGCTACCACTCCCGTCAACACGACGACGGGACAGGCCTTCACCGCAGAAGGTGGAATGGGGTGGCAGCGCACCCCCAAGGGCGAGCTGTTTCTCGCAGCCGTGACCTCCCTCAACGAGGACACGTTCTACGAGACCGCCGATGAGCGCGTTAACCGTATCCAGACCCTCACCGCGGCCCCCGAGATCGTCAACAGCCCCGAGTGGGCGCTCGGCATGGTCCGCTGGCTCCGCCAGGAAGTCGGACTCCGCTCAATCCCCGGTGTTGTCGCCATGACCGTCGTTAAGGCTCGCCTGGACGCTGGCCTGACCGGCACCAACCGTCAGATCATCGAAGCGGCCATCAGTCGTCTCGACGAGGCCTCCGACATGCTCGCCGGGTGGATGAGCCTGTACGGGCGCAACATCCCCTCCTGCGTGCGCCGTGGCGTTGCCGACGCGCTACGCGCCCGACTGTCCGAGCGTTCCTACCTCAAGTGGGTTGGCCGCATGAACGCGGGGAGCGTCACGCTCCGCGATGTCATCAACCTGACGCACCCCAAGCCAAAGAACTCGGTGCAGGAAGCGCTCATCAAGTACGCCCTCGATGAGTCCTACGGCAAGAAGGGCGACGACAAGCAACTGCCCACCATCCGCGCCTATCGTCAGTTCCTCGCCCTGGATCGTGACGCGCAGATTAGCGCCCTCACCGGCCCGGACGCGAAGGATGTCATCCGTAAGGCTGCTCTCACCCACGAGGTGATCGCAGGCGCAATCGGGACGATCCCCGCCGACGTGTGGGAAACCCTCGTCCCCGAGATGGGCTACATGGCCCTGCGGATGAACCTCCGACGCATCGAGGCATCCGGCGCGTCTCGCGCGCTGATCGCCACGATCAACGAGCGCCTGAGCGACGTGGAAGAGGCTGCGAAGTCTCGCACCATGCCGGTCGCGTTCTATGCAGCGTACAAGAATGCGCCGCTGGCTTTCGCCGCCGCCCTACAGGACGCAGCGAACGCTTCGCTCGAGAACGTTCCCGCGCTCAAGGGGCGCACGCTGGTCCTCCTGGACCGCTCCGGCTCGATGAGCTACCCCATGTCGGCGAAGTCGTCGCTGAGCTGCCAGGACACGGCCAACGTGTTCGCGTCGGCGCTCGCTATTCGAGGCGAGAGCGTCCGAGTGGTTGCGTTCGACGATCACATGGAGGACGTGAAGGTCGCCAGCACGGACCTGCTCCGTGTCGTGGACCAGATGCCCACCGCTCGAGGCTGCACCTACACGCCGGATGCTGTCGCTTACGCCCACAAGAAGGGCGAGAAGTACGACCGCATCATCATCCTCACGGATGAGCAGTACAGGGGCGGCAGCGTCGATAACGCGCTCGACACGTATGCTCCCAGGGTTCCGGTGTTCACCTGGAACTTGGCGGGCTATGCGACAGCGCAGATGGAGGCCCGAGAGGGCCGCTGGACCTTCGGCGGACTCTCCGACAAGGGCTTCCAGATGATCCCGCTCCTCGAGCGAGGCATCGGTCAGTCCTGGCCCTGGGAAACGGAGACAACGCTATGATGCTCACGCCGGAACAGATAGCGAAGCTCGATCAGATCTCCGCTGAGACAGTTGCGTTCATCCGTATCACAGATAAAGGCATGGCGGAGTTCAAAGATATGCGGGTATCTCCTAAAGAACTTGCAGTGTATCTGCGGGAACTTGCTGACCATCTGGACGCGCTACCGCCTGGCGGGCATCTCGCATGACGGCGGCGGTGAAGCCTTTCTAGGGGGCTTCGCTGACACCCCTATAGCTCAACTGGCAGAGCAACGGACTTTTAATCCGTGGGTTCAGGGTTCAAGTCCCTGTGGGGGTACGCAGTGGAAAACTGAACATGGCGGGGTGCCGGAGTGGACTAACGGAGCTGTCTTGAAAACAGTCGCACCGACAGGTGCCCAGGGTTCGAATCCCTGTCCCGCCGCCAACTGAATACATGGTCCTATGGGGTAGCGGTCAGCCTGCCAGATTTTCACTCTGGCGACCCGAGTTCGACTCTCGGTAGGACTACTCCGATCCGGTGTAGCTCAACGGATAGAGCAAGGGACTTCTAATCCCAAGGTTGCAGGTTCGATCCCTGTCACCGGAACTCCAACAACTGAATAACATCCACGAGGGTCAGTGCCCCGAGCGGCGAAGGGAGCCGACTGTAAATCGGCCACAGGTAACCAGCCCACACCGCAGGTTCGAGTCCTGCCTGGCCCACTGGTGGAGTGAAGACGCGAATGTGTGAGTTACTTCTTTGCATAGAAAACACATCCTGGGCGTAGACCCAGGGCCCCATTTGCTCGCGCAGCCTTTCAGCTTCACTCCGCCCCTCCATCTCGGATGGTGTAACGGCAGCACACCGGATTTTGGTTCCGGGCATCTAGGTTCGAATCCTAGTCCGAGAGCGAACTGCGGGCGTGTCCCTGTCGAGAAGATAGCGACGCGCCCGCATGTTTACCCAGATCGAAAGGAAAACCACCGTGACTATTGGTGAGCGTAAGGCCGCAGCCAACAAGCGCCGACGCGCATTCCACATCTACACGATGAGCGCCTTGACCGCCCTCTGCGTGGGCGTATTCGCAGCTCTCGGGTTCGTGGGCCTGATCGGCCCCTCCCAGTGGGCTATCAGCCGACAGGAAACCACCCTCGGGAAGGTCTTCACCGGCTGGCTGACGACCGTCAACATGCCCGCCGCGGGGTGGGGGAGTGAGACCGTGTTCGTCTCCTCTTACACGGGCGATACCGCCCACCTGGCCACAGGGGAGATGGTCCCCGTTGCGGACCTGACCCTCACGGCACCGCTCTCGGCGACAGCTGAGCACGCCGTCTTCATGAACACCCTCACCGCAGCGCTTCTCGCTGCACTCCTGCTCCTTGTGGCCGTTGCTATGTGGCCGTCCTACGTCACCGACCCTGCGCAGCTCGAAACAAGCCTGGCGGGAGCGTTCGAGTGGCCCACACCGACGACGAGCGAGAAACAGCGCCAGAAGGCCCGCGAGCGTCGCCAGCAGCGACTAGAAGAGTTCACCGCAGCCCGCGAAGAAGCCGACGACCTCGACGCTGAAACCAATGCCGACACAACCCAGAACCACGCGCAGGAACACCCCGCAGGTGTCGAGCTCCTAGCCGCCCGACTCTCAAAAAGAGCCACCAATGACTGAACCCCTCATCATCGCGTTCGCCGCGGCCATCGTAGCGTCCGCAGCCTTCATGGTCGCCACCGTCGTCCTCATGGGCGACACGGCCTTCAAGCGCAGCGCAGACACCCTCAGCGCCACGCTCACAGTCGCCCTCATCAGCGCCGCATTCGCATCCCCGATCTTCACTCCCGCCACCTACCAGGTGCCCGACGTGATCCACGCATGGGTGAACTTCGGCCTCGCAGCACTCGCCCTACTGCTGATGATGGTCACGGTGTGGAACATGTTCCGCCGCTACCCCGACGTGCCCCTCACAATCCACTGGAGCGCATGGGCCATCAACGGAATCCTCGGATACGCCCTATGCGGCTTCATCCCCACCATCCACTTCATCCACTCTGTTAGCCCGTGGGCCTGAAAGGAAAAGAACAATGAGCGATAAGGATAAGCAGGAGCGCTTAGAAGCGCGGATTATGGCAGTAGTCCTAGCCCTTCTGCTGATCGCATCCTGGTTCATTCTCTTCCAGCATGGGGGACACACGCGGGAAAGAGACCAGAGTGATGCCCAGTCCGCCATCAGCATGGACGCCGGTGCTGTTCCTGACGGTTCGCTCAGCGACCTCGACAATTTGACCGTCAACGACAACCCCACCCCGCCCGAGAAATACAGTCGTGTTGAGCAGTTCGGCCCCGCCTGGAAGGATGTGGACCACAACGGCTGCGATACGCGGAACGACATCCTCGCCCGCGACCTCATCGTCAGGGGAATGCGTAACTCCTGTGTCGTCACCGCCGGCCAACTCGCAGACCCCTACTCGGGCACGTGGATCGACTTCAGCAAGAAGGAAGCCTCGAAGGTTCAGATCGACCATGTTGTCGCCCTCGAGAACGCCTGGCAGTCCGGCGCATACAACCTCACCCAGGAAGATCGTGAAGCTCTCGCCAACGACCCCAACAACCTCTTGGCCGTTAACGGCCACGACAACATGGCCAAGGGGTCCAAGAGCGCAGACCAGTGGATGCCACCAAACGCCGACTACGCCTGCACCTACGCCTCTAAGCAGGTCCAGATCAAGAGCCGCTACGCTCTCACAGTGACCACACCGGAGAAGCAGGCCCTCGCCGACGCGCTGGCAACCTGCACCACCAACTAGAAAGGTTCATCCCAATGGCATCATTCACGACAGCGCAGAAGCGCGAAGTGATCCAGAGACATTACCCCACTGCCAACAACATCGCCGTGAAGGGCAACGTCTTCTTCGCCGCCTTCCCCGACGCGGAGCCTATCATCGGCTGGCTCCACTCACCCCGCGAAGCCCTGTGGATCCAGGCAGTCGTCCCCGTGAGTGCCTGCCCCGCTCTGCGCACGGTCCCCCCGCGCTGGTTCATCGAAGCAGCACGACCCTACATGCGGGGCGACGAGCGAAAGGAGCGCTACCTCTACACGCTCCTAGCAGCTCAGCAAACATTCCCATCGGGGGATTATATGCGCTGGATCACTCTCAATGAGGGGCATCCGCTCAGAAAAGCGTTTGGTGACTATTGCGCCTTCGACATCGAAGGCAAGGAGACAGAGTTCCGCATCAAGAACGCCGAGTTGGAGACGGTCAGGACCATTAAGAAGGCCGACCTCCTCTACGTGCTCACGGATGAGCCAGGTAGCCTCTTCTACGAAGTGACACCTTTCTGATAGCCATGACTTACACGACAAAAGATATTCGCCCCGTCTTCGAGCGTGACTGGGGCATAGTCCGCAGATTCGTCGTCAAGGGAAACGTTGCGTTCAGCATCATTGGTACGGGTGTTCCAGTGTTCGGCTTCGTTGTTTCTGCCGCCAAGCCTCGCGTGGAACCGTGCGTGAGCCTCGGCAGTACCTCGACTCCTCTGGATGTGGTGCCGCCCCAGTGGTTCGCGAACGCAGCAACCGAGTTCATCTCCGGCATGGTGGGCGAGGCGCAGCGGAACTACTGGACTACGCTCGTCGCAGCCAGCAAAGCCCTTGGTAGCAACAGTGGACACATCCAGCTCGACGAGCAACACCCATTTGCACAACACACAGGGGCAGTGAGCCTCACCGCGCATGGGAACCGGGTTGAAGCTGCAAACCGGCATGGGGACATGGTAGGTGTCTACACGAAGCCCGGCATCATGCACGCCCTCACCTCCCAACCGGGACCGATCATCTCCTGGTCCTAATTGCTGCCAAACCGGAAGGAATGAAACATGTCTTTTATCCCGAGGGATGAAGGCTACGTGCCTCCACATCTCCCTACTATCAAACGCGAAGTTAATAAGCTGCTGGAGGGCGTGAAGCGAGTTGGAGCGAAACAGACAAACGTATTCGTTAGCGCCACATCAGGCTACCTAATCGGCAAGATCAGTAGGGGAGCTTGGGTGGGGATGCTTACCCCTGTGGAACGATGCCCCGCAATGGACGTGGTTCCCCCTAAGTGGTTTGCTCGCAGCGTCGAAAAGGCCTTACGGGTAGGCACGCCGCAACAGGTCGCCTACGGGCAAACCCTCCTCATACTGGCCGAAGCCACATACCAGGGGAGCGGCTGCATTACCCTCTCCGACAATCATCCTCTAGCTGTTGGAGTTGACGGTCTACAGTTCTGCCTAGATTACGGAACAGTGCGGGCGTATGATCGCCACGGCAACATCGTCGGACGACCAATCGGGAAGAACCAACTAGCGCAGATCCTCACTGCAAACCTGGGTGAGATCGCATTCATGGAATGAGGTCTACCCCCTCACTCTCATCATGAGCGGCACCTTCCCTCTGAACGCACCGAGGGGAGGTGCCGCCCCATGTCGCCACATACAAGGAATCAACTGAAAGGAACAGTAATCATGACACCAAAACGAAAGCGCCCCACCGAACTCACCCGCGACACGGTCCACGCACAGAAAGACCTCGCCCGCGTCCTGCGCTCCTGGGCTGACGACCTCGAAAAGGGAGGTGCAGACATGGACGCACTCGCCCGACGTGGGGAGCTTGCTGCGTGGGCTCAGAGGTGCACTGAGCGCCAGATGCGACATGTGGGCGCGTCGTTTGAGCGCGTGATCGCGTGCGCGTCTTCGGCTGATCGTCGAGGCGTTACTGGTGGCCGGTGAGGCTACGACGCGGAGGCCCTGGGGCTGCTGGTTGGTGGTTCCGGGGTTTTTCTCAACCCTAAACCGCCTGTGATCTACTTAACCAATTAGGTGGATGTTAGCGGTTGCAGACAAACCAAACCACCCACTACGATCAAACCCATAACCCAGTCACACGAAGGAGACAATCACCATGGTAACCACAATCGCCACCCCCGCCCGCGCCCGCATCAACGACCCCCAGACCAGCTGGGACGCAGCCCTCGCAGTAAATGCTGTGAAGTCGTGGCTCCTCTTCGCAGAACTCAGGACCATCGAGAAGGCCGAATGGATCGGCGAAGAGCTGACCGACGAAGCGTTCTTCACCAGACTTACCCCGTCTCGCGCTCGAACCATCGTGTCCGACTGGAAGAAGCAGGGCTACATCGAGGCCCTGCCCAAGCGCGCCAAAACCTCCACGGGACGCACCGCCCAGCTCAACCGCCTCACCACGCAGGGGCGCGAACTCGTCGCGATTCTCCGAGACATCAACCGAAAGGCCAACCAGCAGTGACAGAAGACCCATCCCCACCCACAAGCCCATCAGTGGCGGAAACACTAGCCCGCCTACAGGCCACTCTTAAAGCGCGTCGATCAAGCGCCGCCCATGCTCTCATCACGAGGGCGCGCATCAATGCCCGAAACTACCCATCGGAGGCGACACTGCCTCCGCGAATCTCACGCAAGAAAGGCAAAGTTCAACATGGCAGCGAAGAAGGAAGTTAAAGTCCTCCGCAAGTCGAAGAAGTGGGACGATCTCGCCCCGCGCATCATGGCTTACGCGAAGCTCCTCAAGGATCGCGTGAAGAACGCCGAAGGCCCCGTCAAGACATACATCCTCGACAACCTGGACGAGCGCTTCCCCGCAGTCGCCCAGAAGGGCGGCTACAAAATTGATGCCGATGTCCACGGGGACTCAGGCACGCTCTCCTACCGCAAGCCCTCCCGCAAGCCGGGCACTGGCCTCAAGATCGTGGATGCTCTCGCATTCATGGCTTGGTGCGAAGAGAACGGTATTGAGCACAACGCTCAGCCGACCGTCACGTTCCCCGAGGAGTTCGTGACCCAGGAGAACCTAGCCAAGCTCATCGAACAGGCTGGTGGCGTGATGCCTGACGGCATGGACGACGATACAACGCTCAACGCAGCAACCCTCACAGTTCGTATGAGCGAAGAACAGGCCAAGCACCTCGTGGACGACAAGCTCACCGTCCGCAAGCTTCTTGAGATGCTGGAACTCAAGGAAGACCTCGCCTGATATCCCCTCACATGTAGAGAAAGGTTACCTACATGACCCCCAAGGCAAACGACGCGCAGCCCGCCGCTAAGAAGGCCGCATCCAAGACCCGCGCCTCCAAGACTGTTGAGAAGGCTGAGGAAACCATCGCCGTCTCGTATGAGATGCCCGGCTACAAGGCGCTCAGTGAGGAGGAAATGCGCCGCGACTTGGCCGAAGCTGGCATCTACGCCCAGGCGCACGCGCTTGTTCCGTATCAGATGCGAGGAAATATGGGTGACATGTATCTGCTCATGCAGATCGCCAAGCACCTGAACATCCCCTTCATCACCGCCCTGCGTGGCCTGTCATTCATCGGCGACAAGGACGTGAAGCCCGCAATGACGGCGCAGCTCATGTCCGCGCTCGTCCGCAACGCCGGTCACACGCTCCGCGAACAGTGGGACGCAGAAACCAACACGGCCACCGCTACCCTCATCCGTAAGGACGATCCCTCGTTCGAGCACGTCGCCGTCTGGGACGAGGAGAAGGCCCGCGTCGCTGGCCTGTGGGAATCGACCCCCACGTGGGTCCAGTACCCGAAGGCTATGCTCACCGCCCGCGCCATGAGCGAGGTGTGCCGTCACGCAGCCTCCGAAGTCCTCCTCGGGTTCAGCTACGTGCCCGAAGAGTTCCAGACCATTGAGTCGGCCTCGCGTGTCCTGGACATGCGTGAGCAGGTGAAACGCGACATGGACGGCCTGCACCTGTCGAACGAGAAGGTCGCAGACCTCCTTGACGGCATTGCCCTCCCCGGTATCCCCGTCGCCCTTATGACTCCGCGCGAGCTGGAGGAAGTCAACGCCCGTATCGGCATGATCGAGTACGAGCGCGACAAGGACAAGATCGACGAGGTGCGCGAGCGTATCCAGAAGGGCCTCGATGTCCTGCACCTGACAGAAGGTGCGTTCGCTGAAATCGTGCGCCGCAACGTGCGCCCCGGCAGGGGGTACGACACCATGAACCTGCGTGAGGCTGAGCAGGTGCTCGACGTGCTCCTCCGCCAGGCGAAGAAGTCGGGTAACCGTTCTGGTCAGCGCCAGCCTTCCCAGCAGGCCCCGGCCCAGCAGCCCATGCAGCAGCAGGCTCACGCCCAGCCCGTCCAGAGTGCCCAGCAGCAGGCTCGCCCGCAGCCGCAGCAGGGATACACCCAGTACATGCCCGCGCAGCCTCAGCAGGCACCCCAGCAGCGCCCAGAACCGGCTCAGCAGCCCCAGCAGGCCCCCGCGCCCGCGCAGGAGTCCTACGGCCTCTACGACGAGTCTCAGCGCCCCGAGCAGTACCCGCCGCTCGGCTCCCAGAAGCAGCAGAGCGCATCCGGCATCATGACCATGATCCAGCGCGCCATGCAGAAACAGGGCCTCGCCGAGGATGAGCTGCCATTCGTTCTCGCCCACATCTTCGGAGACAACGCGCCTGACGTGGACGAGCTGACCATGAACGACATGACCACCGTCTTCGCTGGCATCGAGCGCTACGCAGCAAAAGCTGGAGCAGTCGTAGAACCGGAACCCACCGCTGAACTCCCACTCGACGGCGACGCGCCCGCTGACACTGACAACCTGGACGACCTGGAAGCGTCCTACAGCGCACAGGGAGGCGAGGTGAACGACGATGACGCTGAGGCGTGGAACGAAGGCTGGCCGGAAACGGCAAAGCCCGGCGGCGGCGCGAACTAGCACCGGCCCCACCCAGCAAACCCGCGAACTCATCTACGGGCGCGACATGTGGCGGTGCGCCCGATGCGGAAAGGATGTCACCTACATCCAATCCAGCATCCAGCACCGCAAAGCCCGCGGCATGGGCGGCACAAACGACCCGTCGATCAACAGCCCCGCCAACCTCATCGTCCTATGCGGTTCCGGCACCACGGGATGCCACGGCCACGTCGAAGTGAACAGGCGCGAAGCCCGCAACTACGGGTGGGCGGTCTCCCAATACGCAGACCCCCACGACGTGCCCGTCCAGTACAAGGACGGCCTGTTCCTCCTCGACGACACCGGCCACCGCATCCCCACCAAATAACCCACCAGCAACACCCCTGAAAGAGGTGAACTCATGTCCCAGCGAATCTACATCGCTCTCCCCTCCGACTACACGTGCGAAACCGCTTACGCAGCCGAAGACGCTCTCACTCTCCTCGGCTACGAGCCAGCCAACTCCGCCGACAACAACGGTGACGACCGAGCCAACCTGCGCATGTTGACCCAGTGCGACGGCGTACTCCTCGCCCCCAACTGGGAAACCAACCCCATGAGCGCGCTCGCCACCACGGTCGCCCAGCACCTCAACATCCCAGTGGGCACATACGACCACTGGGCCACTCACCCAGCCACAGGGGGACAGCGATGAGCCTCAACGACCAGGATGGTGCGCTCAGCTCCCTCGTCATGCCCGAAGCATGGACCGAACAGGGCGCGTGCGCGCGAGCCCTCAACCCCGACGCATGGTTCCCCGAGCGCGGAATCAGCGACAACCACGAAACCACCCTCGCCCTGAGAGTGTGCGCCGACTGCCCCGTCAAGGATCTATGCCTCAAGGAAGCCCTCGCCCAGGGCCCCTCCTGCGAGGGCATCTGGGGCGGCACCACGCACGCCGAGCGTCGCAAGATGCTCCGCATGGGCTGCAAGACCATCGAGGAGTACAAGGCCCTCACTGAGCCGAAGCCCGAGGAACCCGCCCGGACCCCCGAGCAGCCCAAGCAGGACACTCCCACCGTTGAACCTGCCGCCCCCGTGAAGGACAAGACCACAACCTTCCCCGACATCCTCTCGGAGGTGATGCAACTGCCTGGGAACTACACAATCGGAAGCCTGTTCTCGGGCTATTAACGGTGGCCTAGACCTCGGCGTACAACTCGCCCTCGGCCCCGCACGCCTCGCCTGGGTGAGCGATATCGAACCAGGCCCCCAAGCCATCCTCGCCCACCACCACCCCGACGTGCCCAACCTCGGGGACATCACGCGAATCGACTGGACGAAGGTCGAACCCGTAGACGTAATCTGCGGCGGCTCACCATGCACCGACCTCTCGCTCGCCGACGCTCGAGCGGGCATGTCAAAGGACACCCGCTCAGGCCTGTGGGAGTCCATGTTCCACGCAATCACCGCTATCCGTCCCAGGCTAGTCGTCTGGGAAAACGTGCAAGGAGCACTCAGTGCATCAGCTTTTAGCCTCATGGAACCCGAACAGGGACATATGGGAGGACGGCCAACCGGACCTGTTCTCCGAGCGCTCGGGCGTGTACTCGGAGACCTTGCCGGCATCGGGTATGACGCGACGTGGACAGTTGTTCAGGCTTCCGACGTTGGAGCGCCCCACAAGCGGGCCCGAGTCTTCGTTGTTGCTCACCCCCACGGCGAACCTTGGCTCGAACGGTGGGAGCCAACCACCCGAGAAACGCCGGGAGGGCGGTCATGGTCCGACGTTAGCGGACGTGATCGAACACCTCGAACCCTGATCCCCACGCCAACCGCGTCAGACTGGAAAGGCGGGTACCACCAGGAAGGGAAGGGCATGAGCCTGTCTCAGGCAACCAAGCTCCTCCCCACACCCGTCGCCCAGGCCCCAGGGAACACCGCCGAAGCCCACCTACGGAAGAAGCCGGGCCGCACGCAAGTCACCGACCTCGGCATCATCGCCCGCGAAAACCTCTTCGCGACCGGAGGGAATCTCCTGCCCACCCCGCAGGCCACCAACGCCACCTACTCGTCCAACGGCTACGGTCCCAACCTCCACGAGACAGCAGGAACCCTGCGCGACAGTTTCGGACCCTACGCGCCAGCCGTCGCCCACTGGGAAACCATCACCGGGCGCACAGCCCCAGCCCCGACAGAGCCACCCCTGCGCGAGGGAGGCAAACCACGCCTATCCGTCCGCTTCGTCGAATGGCTCATGGGACTACCCGACGGTCACGTCACAGGCGTAGGCCTCTCGCGCGAGAAAACCCTACGCGCCCTCGGCAACGGAGTTGTCCCCCTGCAAGCAGCCGAAGGCATCCTGCGAGCCCTCCAACAGGAACGCCAAGTCGCCCTCGAGGAAGGCTGGCCCGAATACGCTCAAAGAACAGGAACATGATGAACACCCTTCGTAGCACACGTCCACGCAGCCGCGGCAGCATCACGTGCGACATGTGCGGCACACGGATCCCTCGAAACGTCCAGTACTCACGCACGGAAACCGCCGACATGGGCACCATCGTCACGGTTCGCGTGTGCGATCACTGCGCCACGTGCATCAACTTGTGCGCACGAGATACGGACTGGCAGTTCGGCGATGACGGCTTCACAGCTGACGACCTCCGCGAATGGGCGCTCAATAGCAACGCCATAGAAGCCACCCAGTACCTCGCTCGAACCGAGCAAATGCTTCCCTGAAAGGACCAGTTTCATGAAGAGCCAGGCATTCATCACCACGCGCAACCACGAAGCTGACGCAGACCACCTCAACAGACAAGGCCTGCACGTCGCCGTCACCACCGACACTGACGGAACACCGTTCCTTGTGCTCACAAGGCCAAACGGGCGGCTGCACTACGTGAACCCAGGCGACGCGCTCATCTGGAACCCTAACCACAAGCCGATCTCCGCAGCGGTCGTACCAGAACCCCTCGTGACAGCACTCACGGAGCACATCTCCTCGCTCATCTCAGCAGCAGCCAAGAAGAAGCATCGCCGATGAACGCCGAAGACATCCTCAACGCCCTACGCCACCACTATCCGACGGCAGCGTTCGTTCCCGAGCTCACCATCAATGACGAGCAGTCTCTCGCGGACTACTACGAACAGGGTGAGCATGAGGCATTCACTCGCCGCATCGACGCGCTCATGTTCGACAAGCGCATCCGCACGGCCATCGAGATCAAGGTGGACCGAGCCGACGCGAAGAGAGAAAGTCTCGCCAAAGTCCGTGCCTGGCGGCAATGCACGCACAGGTTCCTCTACGCCACGCCAGCAGGCCTCATCGACAGCCCGCCCATCATGAGCGGATCAATCGGCCTCCTCTGGATCTATCCAGACGGGCGCATCGAGTGGCGCAAAAAGTGCCGCCTCAACCCCTCCCCAGAACCGCTACCCCTGATCGTCCAAGAACGCATCGCGCACCGAGCCAGCCGCTACGCGCTCGTCCCCAAGGAACTACGCCCATGACCTTCAACCCGCGAATCACGCAAGCCCTACGCCCAGCCGAAGATGGGACCATGAAGCGCAAGAAGAAGCTCCGCTGGGGCAAGACCAGCTGGTGCGTGAAGCCTCCCCGCAAGATCCGGTACCGCACCAAGCTCGACGCGAAACTCGCGCTCGCTTCTACGCAGCGCTCGCGTAACCCGCGACGCGAAGAACGCCGCTACTACAAGTGCCCAGCGTGCAAGGGCTGGCATCTCACCTCACACTGACTACCACACGGTAATAAACGGTGACGCTTTGAGCGCTCGGGTCTCGTTCTCCACGGGGGCTAGACCCGAGCGAAGCGAGGTGCGTAGCGTATAACACTTATCCAAAAGGGTTGATATATGGCTGAAAGATGCGCTTTAAGGAACATGTTCCTATGTTCTGGTTCAAGTTCGCGCGCTACGGTAGCTTGTTTGGCGCGAGGTAAGCGCAAACAGGCTGTGATCTACTTAACCAACAGCGGGGATAATGTGTCCCCAAAACAGTGGTACCGTTGCCACAACAAACCACCCATGCAGACATGCAGAAAGGAACAATCATGGAACAGAACCAGATCCTCGGGTACCTCGGGGGCCTTTTTCAAAAGAATGCGCCGATCACCGACGAGGTGTTCAGCGCGCTCAAGGAGTGCCTGACCCCCTACAACGTCGGCGAAAATACGAAGGTTTCCGGCGACACCGTGCGCATCCGCGCCGCCATCGACTCCCTCGGCTTCCGTCACGGAAAGAACCTCAACGCATACGTCGAGTACGAGAAGGCGGAAAATGAGGGAGAAGCCGCTACCGTCTTCCTCACCATCGAGTCCGAAGACGGATGCTTCTCATCTCGACATTCCAAATTGACCTTCAAGATCAACGAGGTCGGCTATGCGAACACTATCCTTGAGTGTTCCAGCCGCAACGGGGAAGGCTGGCACGCCTACGAAATCCCCACCATGCTCGGCGTAGGCGCAGCGTACTACGCGCTCCTCGGGTGGGAGGAATACAAGGGAATCGAGGCGGGTCGCCTCGAAGCGGTCGAGCCTGAGGACGACTGGAATAGTTACCTCGAAGACTATCCCGAGGTTGAAAACGACCCGCGCACAGAAGAAGAATGCCTCACCTCGGCGCTCATGCTCCTGGCCCAGAGTGCCAAAGAAGCCAGCGACGACGATGATGAAGAGGGTGACGAGTGAACGCCACCTACCTACCCCCGACCAACAAGGCAACGACGCTCGCCTCCCTGCTCCAGGTCCACTTGGACCAGGCAGAGCGCGTCACTGATCCCCTCACCCACTTGGAGAACATCTCCATGGGCGACCTGCGAGTCATCGACCGCCGCAATGGTCGCGCTTACCTGCGTGACGGCTCCGCCATCACTGCTCGCAAGAAGAGCAAGAATGCTGAGTGGGTCGTCGAAACGCGAGGCCCTATCGAGAAGAAAGGACAGTTCCTCCAGTGAGCTACAGTCGATGGATCTCGGACGTAACGTTCGAGGCAGGAGACCTCTCCAAGGCAACCTTCACCCCAGCAGACGAGAAGCTGTTTGAGCAGTGGCTCGTCAACTACATCGCCACCCACGAAGAAGGCTACAAGCAGGGGAACAGGAACGACATCTACCTCATGTTCGCCTGGTTCTTCACCTACAGTCCAGACGGGCGACTCACAGGCCTGTCGGCTCAGTTCCCCTGGGACGACGATTACGTCCCCGACTTCTTCCTAAGAGAACTGGAGGGAACCAGCCTGTTCTTCCGCGAGCGCGGCGTTCGCTTCAAGCTGGTCTTTAACAAGGCTGGCGAAGACGATGATGACCGCTGGCAGATCACCACCACCCACGGCGGCGTGTGGGCGGCTCGCGGGAAGCTCGTCTACGGCAAGCGTGAGCGCATTGTCTAAGTCGATCACAGTGTGGGTGCCGGGTAAGCCTGAGACGCAGGGCTCTACCCGGTGCTTCACGCCCCAAGATTCCCGTAAGCCGGTCATCGTTCACGACAACCCCCGGCTCGGAGCGTGGCGCACCGCCGTCACCTTCCTTGTCAAGCACGCCGCCCACAAGGCCCGCTGGGACACCCCTCTGGACGAGCCAGTCGAGGTGATCGCTGAGTTCTACCTCCAACCTCCTAAACGACCACGGTTTGAACTCCCCGCAGTCAAACCCGACCTCGATAAGCTCCAACGAGCAATCGGGGACGCTCTCGGAAACGGGATCCTCAAGGACGACAGCCGTATCGTCCACTGGAACGTGTGGAAACACTACGGCACAGAACCAGGCGTGAAACTCACACTCACCAGACTCACCCAGAAAGAAGTCGCCAGACTCATTCAGGAAGGAGAAGACGACCAATGATGAAGGTAGCGAAAACGACGCTGCGGAGCGCACTAGGGACCACCCTGTTCACTCTCGGGACTGCCTCCACGGTCGCGTGGCTCATCGGCTTCGGCAGCGGCCTCGTGGCCCTGGCCGCAGCACTGTTCTACCCCTCCCTCGCCGTTGACGCTGCACTCCCGCTCCTCGGAGTCGGAGCCGCCAGCTTCATCGCTAGGGGCATCTCCATCTTCGGACTGCGCCTCATGGTCCCCCAAGACAAACGTCAGCCCATCCGAAGCGACCTCATCGGATGGTTCGGCTTCATGGACGACGAGACCCTACGCATGACGCTCGACGCGGGAAAGGAAGTGCCAGATGGGTACGCGAAGACCACCAACTGACCAGCCGCGCCCCTGCCAGCTCCGACGCACCCCCGAAGCCATGCAGGTCACCGACGAGAACCTGCGCCAGGTAGCCCGATGGTGCCACGGCGCTCTACGAACCGAGGGCGGCAAGATCGCCCTCATCGAGGTCACAAACACCATCACCTCACACACAACCACCGCCCACGTCGGCGACTACATCGTGCGCCGATACCGCGGCAACCGATCACTCTTCACAGCCATTCCGTGCGACGAGTTCGAGCAGGAATGGACCCTACAACCCAAGAAGGAACCCAAATGAGCAACAACAACGACAACGAGCTCCGCCTCACCGGAAATCTGACCCGCGACCCCGAGCTGCGCTACACCCAGTCCGGCAAGCCAGTCGCGTCGTTTACCGTCGCCGTCAACCGACGAGTCCGCGACCAGTCCGGCAACTGGGTGGACGGCACCACGCTCTTCATGCAGTGCGTGGCCTGGGAACAACTCGGCGAGAACGTCGTCGAATCCCTACGCAAGGGCGCGACTGTCACCGTCGTGGGCAGGCTCGATCCCAAGGAGTACGAGTCGAACGGCGCGAAGGTCCGAGGCTTCGAACTGACCGCCTCCGACGTTAGCGTCTCCCTGCGCCGCCAGCAGGCAACCGTCAAGAAGGTCACCCCCTCTCCCAGCGGCCAGAGTAACGGCTACAGCTCATACGGCCCGAATACTCAGTACACGACAGACCCCTACGCGACCGGGGCTCCCTTCTAAACCCAGACAGGACACGACAATGGCCAGCGCCTCCCACTCCCACATGTTTCCGTTCATGCTCACCCTCCCCGACGGAACCCTCCACGATGCAGTCCGCATCTACGCGGAAACCCTCGAGGCCGTCGCCGAATGGTGTAGTGGGGAAGTGGGAGGCGCTGCCATCCCCGGCAAAGGCACCGTCGCCGGCATCCTCTACCCCACAGGTAAAGGCCACGATGCGTTCGCGCCCATCGGCTCCTACCTCCTACGCGGGTCAGTCTCTACTCAACACATGAGCGCCGAAGAGTTCAACAAGATCTACACCAGCCTGTAGAGCACATGCCCACCCCCACTGCGCAGCAGATCATCGCCACAGCACGCCGCAACGCAGCCGCACTCCCATCCGAGCAAGCCGCCGCCCGCGAGCGCCGCAACATGGCGCGCAAAGCCGCTCACAAAGCCCGCGAAGCAGCCAAACCAGTACGCGCCGCACGAGAACTCCCGCCCATCAACGGCGCGCACTGGGCGAAGCGGCGATACGGCTCCAAATGGCTCTACCCCGCAGTCCAACTCACCAGCCCCCACGTCGCACGACTCATCACCCAATGGGCACCACGCACCACCCGCTACATCGAAACCGGCTCCATGTGGGGCCTGTACGTGTGGAACAGCAGGCGCGGACCTGAACCCGTTCTCGCACAAGAGGGCTGGTACATTGTGCGCACAAAGTATGGGCTACGAGTAATGCAACCAGCCGTTTTCCAGCAGCTTTACGAACCCTGCACGCCACAAAACAAGTAATACTGCGCCTAGTGGCAGGCAATGCCTGAAACCGCAACGAAACAAATGTGACAACAAGTATATCGCGCGCATTAAAGAGACGTTTTTAGTTGCAAAACAACCACTTTCATAACCATCGCAAACTAATGCGCCAACAAAAACCAGAAAATACGCTTGAAAAACATTCAGCGCACATATAGGCTTTCCGCGAAAGCACGGAGCAAGGGGGCACCCACCCCCTCCATCAACACAGAAGGAGACAATTCTTGTCCACCAAGATCATGAAGCGTTCGGCCCTTACCAAGGCCGTCACGCTCTTCGCCCTCGTAGGCATGGGCATTATCGCCCACCCCACAACGGCGACGTTCGCCGCTCCCGAAAACACCACCGACGACACGCCCGCCGCTGCGCCCGCCCGCTCCAGCAACGACATCACCGGCAACAACGGCGGCGCATCAACCGCCACCGGCGGCGTCCAGATCGACTCGGTGACTGCCACCCGGCAGTACGAGAATCCGAGCGTCGGCTCGTCGGTCAATGTCCATGTGGACTACTCCGGCAAGAAGGTGTCTCAGGGCGCAACCTTCACAATCGGCCTGGGTGAAGGCCTGAAGGTTCCCGCAGGCATGAACAAGGTTGCCCTCAAGGCCACCACCCTTGACGGCTCCCACGAGGAGAACATCGGCGAGTGCACCGTCACCGACAACAGTCTCAACTGTGAGATCACCGCAGACATCGCCGCCACCCTCGGCGGCAACGGCGACCTCAAGGCCGCATACGTTAACTTCCAGGCCACCATCGACTCATCTGCGACAGGAAAGAAGTCCGTCGAGATCACCGTCGCTGGCACCACGTACACGGTCTCCATGGGCAAGGGTGTCATCGGCGAGGGGTACGACAAGAACCCCGGTAAGGGCATGTGGTCCGACGGCATGGAGAATGGCCTGCACCGCCACCGCGGCTACATTTGGACAGGCGAACTCCCCGGCGGCACAGCTGTCACCATCACCGACACCAGCGCCGACGTACTAGCCAGCAAGGCCTACTGTACGGCCAACGGCTCCTGGGACAAGAAGGACGAAATCATCGCGGACAACAACAAGCTGTCCGCAGACAAGCACACCACCACCTTCACCATTCCGGCAGGTGATAACGTCAACTGCCGTGTCGCCTTCAAGATGCTGACCGAGGGCCTGGTCGCACACAACGAGGCCGAAGTTAATGGCAAGACCCTTGTTGCCGATAACAAGTGGCGCGCGAAGGGCGGCTCCGGCGGCTCTACGGACGAGGACGCGAAGCCGGTTACTCCTGAGCCGACTCCCACCCCGGACCCGACTCCCACGCCTGAGCCGACACCTGAACCGTCCGAACCTCCGGCCCCCACACCGGAACCCTCTACGCCTCCTGTGACCCCGGATCCCACGCCCGAGCCTTCGGAGCCTCCGGCTCCCACCCCGGAGCCGTCCACGCCTCCGGTCACCCCAACACCGGAGCCCCCCGCTCCTACGCCGGACCCGACTCCCGAGGCCCCCAAGCCGGATCCGAAGCCTTCGGAGCCCCCGGTTACGCCTGAGCCCTCCACGCCTCCGGCCACGCCTGAGCCGAAGCCGTCCGAGCCGACCACCCCTAACACACCCAGTACCCCGGACACTCCTCCGATGACCCCGAAGGCCCCCACGCCTTCCGCTCCCGTCAGCAATGGCGGTGGCACGCTGGCTAAGACGGGTGCCGATGCTGGCCTGATCGCTGGCGCTGGTGTGCTCGCCGTCGCCGGTGGCGCGCTCCTGGTGGCCCGCCGCCGCCGCCAGAACAAGAACTGACCCCAGTCAGCAAATTGGGAGGCCCCAGAGATGTAATACTCTCCGGGGCCTCCCCCTTTTTCTATGAGGCGAGGTTTTCCCTTGCCTTGCAACGCTTTTAATGTTGCGCAGTAATGCGCGTAATGCTACAGTCGGACATTAAGAAATCGCTTGAAGAAAGGAGCAGTAATGCTCAAGAAATACCAGACCATTGAGCTGATCGACGACGTTGATGGCTCGCCCGCTACCACCACCATCGAGTTCAGTGTCGGTGGCGCTCACTACACCATTGACCTATCTGACGAGAACGCAGCCAAGTTCCAGGACGCGCTCGCCCCCTACGTCGCTAACGGCCGGCGCGCATCCTCCCGCAAGCAGCGTAAGCCTCGTAGTGCAGTGGATCGCGCCAAGCGTCAGAACGCAGCGGAGATCCGCGCGTGGGGTATCGAGAAGGGGTACCTCAAGTCCGCGCGAGGCAGGCTCGGTAAGACCGTCATCGACGCTTACGAGGCTGCACACAAGGAACGTTGACACTCAGCACATAAGAGACCACCAAGGAAGGAACTCATCATGGCCCGCAACAAGAACATGCCTGCTGTCGCGTTCATCGACATGCACGGCGAGGTAGACCTACGCGCTCTCCCTGCGGGGACGCTGATCGTCACCGTAGGCCCAACCGAGAACGTGACACACGAAGACCGCCAGTACATGAAGGGCAAGCGCACATGGCTCAGCCCTGACGGTGGGCAGTGGGACGACCAGTCCCTCGCAGAAGACCTCAACGAACAGACGCGCGCGGGCCGTCGAGCCATCGCACGCTACGTCCCCACCTACTGAGGAATGGAAGGGGAATAGCTATGTATAACCCAGATGTTCTCGCGGATCTTACCGTTAAGAACGGCGCGAAGATCAAGCGCAGCACAAAAGAGATCAACGACAACATTGCCGCATCCCCGCAGGCAAAGATCGTCGTGCGCGGCAGCACCTACTTTGAAGTGGAAGAGGGGAGCGACACCATCAGCGTAGCTCTTGACGTGAGCGTTTCCGCGCCCGTCATCACGCACGTTGGCGACACGGAAACAACTGACGTGGAGTACAGCCGCAACCTCTGGTGCAAAGCCGTGCTAGATGTGGCAACGATGCGAGTCCAGGAAGGCTCCCTTACGCTTAAAGGACTTTCTTCGAGCGAAGACGTAACTGCAAACAAGGAACGTCTGGTAAAGGAAGCGGAACAGCGCGCACGGGAGCTGGCTTTCTCCCGCCAGCACGTAGCCAACTACGTGACTGGCCTCCCCTATGGAGAGCACGCCAACCCGATCTACCCACCGAACAGTGATGAGACACCCGACTGTGGCGACTCCATGGATTACGTCCAGGCGATTCGCTTGGGCCTCGTGGAGAACCCCGAGCCCTGGCTGCAAGCTCTTGTAGACGACTTGCGTGGCCAGTGCCGCGCACTGTTCGACGGCGACGAAACCTACTGCGATCCGGCCAGTGCAGAAGCCGGTAACGGCTCTTTCTCGAACGACCTCTACCCAATTCGAGACAGGATCCATAACATCGTCCTTGCTGGCATGTGCGGCAAGGGGGACTGGGCAGTGTACGCTCCGCTGATCCGCGCAGCCGCACCCGAAACCGTGAGCAAGCTGTACAGGCTCCCAGAAGAACTCCCGCTGCTGAAGGTGTCCGATCTGCCGGTCTCCGCCGAAGACACGAAGACCCTAGGAGAACTACTCTCCACCATGGAGCTGATCGAAGTGTCTACGCCCGACCAAGGAAAGCTGGTTGAGCACTACCAGCGTTTGCGGAAGCTACACGAAGGCTTCACGCACTACGCCGAGCTCTGGGAACGTCTTGCAGAAGGGGACGCAGGGGAGGATGTGGTTACGCGCATCGCCGACTACAATGAGCAAGTCAACTCCGTCGAAGACTGCTCCAACACCATCGCAGACGCACTCAGAGCCGTGGAGCGGACTCTCAAGGTCAACGGTGTCATCCGTTACCTGTACCAGGCCCAGGAGAAGCGCGGTAAGGTCAAGCCCCTGCAAGACCTGGACTGCCTCGCACTAGGCGCATACGTTCAGGACTCGCCCGACGTAGACCAATTGGAGGCGCGATATGACGGCGTGACTCTCATGGAGAAGATACAACAAGGCGATAAGCCTCTCCGAAAGCTGAACTCCTTCTTCTTCTACGAATGCGAGTTCGCGCAGAAAGAAGAGGAGAAAGGAAACGTCGCGCGCGTGTACAGCGACAACGCCGACTTCCTCGCGCGCTATTTCCCGTTCCCGTCTATCGCGTGTATCCGCGCTGCCAAACCCCCGCATTACGGGGACGGCAACATGGACAACACGAAATTGGCCGCGTTGACCATCAGTGTGCTCACGCATAGCCTGAAGCCGTGGGCAAAAGACCCGCATCACGCTCTGATGGAGGCTTTCGTGGCTGCTGGAGCGTATGACGTGGCATACGCAGATGCCCACTCTGACAGGAGCTCTCTTGTCAGTAGCGACCTGTCAGCAATTGAGCCTCACTATAGGGTGATGGATCCACTGATCGAGGCGAGCAAAACGCTGTACGAGGATCTGCACAGGACGTACTTGCTGCCTCATCGCGACGAGGACACCGTATTTGAGGTCGCTCAACTGTTCGTTGACGACATCAACTCCATCTTGCCGATGCTTGACGACCTGCACAGCCTGAATAAGCAGTGGCTTGCAGTCAAAAACTACCTGCTCGGCAGTGGAAGCTCGCTTGATGAGGACTACCAGCAAGAGCAAGAACAGCGCATCCCAATCGTAGGGCTGCTGATGGAGAAACTGTCTCTCACAGACACGGATCTGGAGCGTGTTGGTCTGAGTCGTCAGCTTCTTCTCGGAGAGGGCGAGCCTCTTTCTAGGTTCCTATTGGAGAATAGGCTCGTCAATGAGAGAGGTGGGATCCTCTTTGAGGAAAACAAACCACATGGATATTATCAGTTCATACTGCCGGACCACTGGAGCTTTGTTTTCGAGAACCCCGATCCCCGCCACATTGGTAGGACTCTATTTAAGGTCGCAGTTCCCATGTCTCTGCTTGGGAAGCGGTGTGGTGGGTTGCAGGAGACCGTAGTAGCTGAGCTCATTCGAGCGTTCAACTACTCGGGCTCTTCGCGACGTGATGTTGTCTTCACAAAGGAAGAGTCCGAGAAGATCCTTGACTACGCGCAAACCGGGGACATTGACTCTTCCGACACCGTACTTTCTTGGGGCGATGACCCTGAGTCTTATTGGGATACGTTTAAAGCAGTTGCCCACAAAGCGCGGAAGCCTAGTCCCATAGCTAAGGTGGCGGATCAGGAAGCCTTCATTGGGGGCTCGATCATGAGACTGGACTACGACTGCCATATCATCCTTAGCCGCTTGATCGCATTTGATGTGGATGACACGAAAGCAGCAGATGAGCGCGCGCGTTTGGCGAGAGAAATCAGATCGCGTTGGATACCTAACGCTTACTACCACAACTGCGTTGACAGAAACGATCTGGTCATTGCGGTTGGTGGCACAAGTAAGGGCGACACGAGCGTGTTGGACGGAAAAACGGTTCTACACTTCCGAGGAACAATAGGCGACTTTCTCAACGCTGACGAGCAAGGCTACGTGAAGATCTCCACACGTGAAGGAGCAGTGTTCTGTGGAGGCGATCCTCGGACACAATGCACGTATTGGCGGTTGAAGAGCGGTTTCCAATACGAGTTCGTGCGTAGCTACAGGAGATAGGCAGAAGAGCGCCGGTTGATCGTGCCCGCGCGAAGGGGAGGGGTCTACTTTCGGGTAGATCCCTCCCCTCTGCTGTGTGTGCACCCTAGTTCAGGTCACCGTAGATGAGCGAGGGGCATGTGTAGGGGGCGGCTCCAAATCGTCCTTCGAGGTAGTTCTTGGCGATATTGCTTCTCGCTTGTAGACTGGTGAAGTCGGAGAGCTGGTAGAGCATCGTAGCCCTGGCTCGGTTCTTCTCAGTGAACCAGATGCGCTCGCGGTTGCGGATGGGGCCGCGGCCAATGTCCATGAGCGTGATGTCGTGGGTCGTGAAGATGAGCTGAGCTCCCGTCTGGTTGACGGTGGGGTCGGTGAACCAGTCAACGATGGTGCGGCCAAGCTCCGTGTGGAGGTAGGCGGTCAGATCGTCCACGACAAGCACCTGCCCGCTGGTTAGCGCGTCAACGACTGTCGTTGCGAGGGCCAGCCACATGATGCTCCCCGAAGACGCTGAGAGCGCCGCATGGGGAACTGCGCGCGCCCCGTAACGGAACTCGAGGAGGTGGGGGAGGGCTCGCGCAAGGGAGGTTTCCGCAGCCTCTCTGTCTACGGGCGTGTGGTGTGTGGAGCGCGCTGGCCGCTGGGGGGTGTGCAGCTCGATGCTCGTAGTGCCAAGGTCTGCGACCTGAGCGAGTGTGCTCAGGTCCGTCGTGTCGAGGTGGCGCGACAGGAGGTGCCGGGCAATATGCAGGTACGCATCCTCCATTGAGGGAGCGCCGACACGGAAGACCTTGACCCCGGTCACGAGCGCGTCGCGGACGGGCTTCACCTGCGGGTCGCCCATGAGGGACGCTCGAGTGAGGACCAGCTCGTTCACGTTGACGTGAGGAAGGCCTTTCAGGCCTGCCACAGCTCCGTGCGTATCGCGCGAGTAGATGGTGTTCCACCGCTTACGGGCGACTCGCAGGCACTCCTCCGCAATGCCGTCTGCGTGTCGGGACAGGCTGTACTCGTAGCGCGTGCCATCGTGGATGAACTCGACGGCGTAGCAGGTTGGGTTCGACGTGTCGTAGGGCCGGTAGGGGAGCGCGTTAGCTCCCAGGGGTAGGAGAGTGGTGATCGCGTTCTGTATGTGGTGGAGGGCTTCTAGGATGTTCGTTTTCCCAGAGCCGTTGGGGCCGTAGATGCCGGCGATGCGGTGCAGGTGGTCGCCCCACTGGGTGCCTTCTGGCGGGTTGAGGGTGCGTAGTGTCGAGTGGGTGAGGTCGAGAGTGGCCTCATCCCTGATCGACTTGTGATTGCTGATTGTGAGGTTGAGCAGTTGCATACCCACAAAGTAGCACATATAAGCGACAATATGATATTTTTTATCACGAACGCGCCGAACAGTGTTCCACCCCAGGAAAGCGAGACCATCATGACGGAAGTCCGACACATCCCACTTGGTAGGGATGCCAGGTTCCAAAACCTGCTCAAAGAAGCCCAACAGGCAAACCAGAACATTGAGTTTCTTATCGAGCTGAAAGATGACAACCTAATGCCAACCCCCGCGCTCCAGTACCACTGGGGCAAAACCCAGCACTTCCTAGCAGATGTCCTCCACATGAAGGATGCGAACATCTTCCCCGTGGCGCATTGGGCATGGCTCACCTCCCTGTGGATAAAGGACGCACAAGATGACTTCACGCGCCAAATGCGCGAGCTCAGTGGCGTACTCGTCGCCCCCGACGACGGTCCCGTCGTCGGCTACACGATGTGTATGCCAGTCAACTCCACCTCCGGCACACAGTGGAGCGAATCCGTGCTCAGGCCCGACACATGCGAAGCCTACGGTCTCGACGCTGACAAGCCCATCCCAGTGGGGAATGGTTACTGGTTCGCACACCCCGCCATCATGCACGGCCAACAGATCGCACACGTCCGCTACGTCAACGTCGGCATGGGAGATGCCATCAACTCGTAACGAAGATGCGCCCAGACGAAGCAAACGAGATCCCTGTCGAAGCGACGAGCTTGCCCCTGTCGCTTCCTGCTCATGTGCGCGCCGTCGCCCTCGAGTACGCCGACGTGGGTGTGTGGCTCAGCAGGCATCTCGACCAGCACGCAGGGTTTCCGCAACCTCAAACCCTGGATGTGGCAGACGTTGCGCTTGATCCGTCACATGCAGCTGAGCTCCTGCGCGCCGAATGGAGGCTTTCTGACAGGCCAGTCCGCAACGTAGTGCGCCTTCTCGAAGCGGTGGGAGTGCGCGTCTTCTCTCTCGGCCAGGGGAGAGCAGAGGCCGGTACGTTCTCTTTCGTGTGGGAGGGGGTGCCTTACGTGTTCCTGCAAACAGGATGGGACGCTGTAGCACAGCGTTTCTCCCTCGTGAGCGAACTAGGGCATCTCGCCATGCACACCACCGACAACGAGCCAGCTGGCACACTGCGCAGGATCGAAGAGGCCAAGTCCTTCGCACGAGCGTTCATCATGCCACCCACTGCGCTTTACGCCCACAGGAGCACGTGGACATCACGCGACGTAATCAACGCTTCCGTCATGTACGGAGCGCCTACGGAGGAACTGCTCTGCCACCTGTACGCTCTCGGTGCCATCGATGCTCACCAAAAGACCGTGCTCGCCACCGACATCGACAGGAACCCCACTAGCTGCCCTGTCGAAAGGTCAGAGCACCTACAGCGCGTCAGACTCCACGCGCTACGCGAAGCTGCCAGCAAGGCCGACATCAGCGCCGTAACGGCATCCGAGTACCTGCGCGACCTCACCATCCGACCCGTCTAATCAACCCGCATGAGCGCCTAGCGGCACTCTGCCCCTATAGACACCATTCATCCAGAGAAGGACACCATGAGAACCCTGTTCATCGTTCGAGGAGCGCCCGGTATAGGCAAGAGCACCTTCCTCAGCCTCTACCAGGCCCGCGGCCAAGTCGTTTCCCTCGATGAGATCCGCGATGTGTTCGCCATGCCCATTCCCGACTGGGACGGTGTTCCTGGAAGGTCCATCCGTGGCGGTACAGAGGAGACAATCTCCCGAGTCCTCGAGTCCGCCCTACGGTCACGCTTCGAGCAGGGTGGCGACGTGTTCTTCGACGCGACCAACCCGGAGCTGCAACAGTTCAAGCACCTCGCCGACCTGTCCCGCGCTTACGGCTACCAGGTCGCCGTCATCGACATGCAAGGAAACGCCACCGACGACATGATCCTCACGCAAAACGAGAAGCGCGCAGGCACCGTCACCTACGTACCTGAAGAGGACGTTCTCAGGATCTCGACCCGAGTCCGTGAGGGCACCCGCGAGTGCCGCCGCTACGTCGGACGCGACATGTGGATGTCCGCCCAGTGGGAGACGCGCGACTGTGGGCTGCACCTGGCCAACCTCGATGCCATGCGGGACTTCGTGCGCTCCACCATCGACGGCCACTACACCAAGACGATCACCCTGAAACCAGGGGAGCGCGTCGTCGTCATCGGGAGTGCCTACGGTGACGCTCAGGAGCTCAGCGCGACGCTCATGGAAGCGTGGGACGCGACCAAGGGTGCGAGCGCCGTGACGTGGGTGTTCCTCGGGGACACGCTCGCATCCAGCCCGCACGTCGCCCAGACGTGGAAGATCCTCCAGTACTTCGAGGCCCAGGCCAAGCAGCACGGCCACGCCACCCTCTTCCTCGAGGGGATCGACGAGACCATCCTGCGTGAAACGCTCACTCGTGCCGTCAGCCCCCACGCCTTCCCCGACGCTCGAGCGGTCATCGACACGCTCACTCGAACGGGCGTGCAGAAACGCGACCTCCTGCGCCACCTGAACCAGCTCACCTGCGCGCTCACCATCCACACGGAACGGGGCACCTACTACGTCACGACCGGCGGCACAGCAAACCAGGACCGCACACTCACCGCCCTCGAGTGCACCAACGGCGCAAACGACCGCACCAGCACCTACCGCAGGAAAACTAACTACGAGGACTACCCGGAACCCCTCAGCGACGCAGCGGCCCGCGCCGACATCACGATCATCCACGGCCACAGGAACATCCCACACGACATGCCCCGAGTCGTCGCCCTCGAAACCGGGGAGGCCCCCGGTTACGTGGTCCTCTGACCGTTCATCAACACTCACAGACCACAACCGCTTTCACGACGAAAGGAACCCTCATGGGACAACGAGGCGTACACGCCACAATCACCAAGGATGAGAAGACAGGCCTCATCACCGTCAACCATGTGACGGTCCAATGGAGCATACACATCGCCCAAATCATCCAGTTCGCCCTACAGCACGCGGGCAAGGACGGCTACACGCAGGATGAGTTCCTGAAGCTCCTCAAGAAGACCGTCGCCGACATGGAACACATCAGCGCCTTCAATTGCTCCGACGAGGATGATGCGTACTACGACCGTCATGGCCCCATGGAGGGGTACTGCTTTGTCGCACACAACCACGAGGACGGGAAAGAATACCGCCTCGGCATCGACGACGGTGACGGTAGTCTCCTGACGAGCTACAAGGAGTCGGATCGCTACTCGACCCCGCGCGCGTTCGCCAAACGCAAGGCGGCTGAAAAGTTCGTCAAGGAACACGGCCACGCTCAGGATGCGGTGTCGTACCTATGGGATCTGGACACCAACCAGTTCACGTTCTTCACCGTCCGGGGGGCTCTCGAGGCCTACGACTTCGCAACCGGCGAGACCGTCACCTGCAAGGAGATCACCTACAGTCTCAACCAACTGCGCCACCCAAACGCATCCGTCAAATACAACGGCAGAATGTCGTCAAAACGGGCCATCCCCCTCTACGAAGGTACACTCCCCGAAGTAGTCCCCACTGAGGAGGAGAGCGAGTCCGACATCACCATGCGCGCATACCAGCGCCTCCCCCTCCAATGGCCAGGCGGCGACACTCCCACCCACGCCCGTATCGCCCTGCTGAACCGCAGCTCAGCCCAATACGCTGCCGTCGTGTGCGCCGAAGGCAAGGAGTTCCCAGCGAACCTCCTGACCGTCGATCAGACGCTCGAGGGCAGGGTCATTGACCGCAACCCCTTCGTGTACGATCCCCACAACGAAGCGCAGCCCGCCTACGTCGTCACCGACTTCATCGGCAACCCGAGAAACGGGAGCGGTGAATGGGAGTTCTCCAAGATCAGCGCCAAGACCGGGCGCGCGGACCTGTCCCGTACCTACAAGGTCACCGGCAACCTGGAAGAGAACACCCTCGACGAGCTATTCAACAAGGCCGTCCAGGGTGGAGCTCACAAGCCAGACGCATACTACGGGCGTAAGCCTGCGTGGCTGGCAGACCTCATCCGCGACGTGAGTACTGGTCCGTGGACGCTCGGCGATGCGGAGTACTGGTCGAAGCGCTGCGACGTGCCCTTCGACTACGAGACGCAGATGCCCGACACTCCGGCGGACCTACAGGAAGCGTTCGAGCAGAGCGCACTGAAGTACGCCGACGCAATGGACACCAACCTTGTTGCGTTCCCGAAGGGTACGCCCGTCAAGAAGCGCCTCGGCGCGATTCAGCGCCGCTGGCTCCTCGGCCTCGCTGGCCGTCCAGTCGTGCCCGACGAGATCGAACTGTCCCCCATCGCGGACGGAAAGCTCATTGAGGCCTACCTGAAGCCTTGGGACCGCTCCCTCGTCATCCCCATGGGGGATGCGCTCGACAAGCTCGTCTACCGCGCCCTAGCGGCAGCAGTCTACGACTATGCGGGCAACCGCAACGCTTCGCTGACGAACCTGCGCCTCACCGCAAAGGACAGCGAGGCCGTCATGTGTGCTGCGTTCTCCCCCGCGTGGTCAACAAGTAAGCGCCTCAATAACCGACAGTCCGTCATCAAGCTGAGCGACTGGATCGCAAAGCACTGACCCCAAGCGCCCCGACCGCCCTCTGCTCCTTGGGTGGTCGGGGCCTCGTCGTAACCGACCCCGCATCAAGCACTGCAACACTCTCCCTGTAAGAGTCAACCCCACATCTGTCGGAAGGACAATCACTCATGGCTTCTCTGCCCCCGATCAAGTGGCCCACAGGCCGCATCCCCTCCAAGGTTGAGATCTTCGCTCACCAGCACAAGGGCGGTCGTGTCGGCCTCCACGTCGTTGAACTCGACACTCGCCTCATCTACCCGGCGTTCCTCCTGGAGGACATGACCGGCCACTGGAGCAGCTTTGAGGGCTGGCGGTCCAACCCGTTCCTGTGGGTCAAAGGCAACGAGGGTGACACGCGCATCCTCCACTTCAAGGGCAATCCCTCCACGTGGGAGGGCGTGTGGCAGACGCAGAACAAGGTCCGCGACGTGAAAGCCCTCCCTGCCTTCGCTAACACGTACAACGACGGTGTTGACCGCGAGAGCGACGAGCTCATCAACAGCTTCACCTACGAGCAAGCCAGCGAAGGCCACGGGCCCCTTGAGGACACTAAGACCGCCGATACTCTCCCCGTCCCCAATGCGTTCTACACGACGTGGGGCAAGACGCGCGCCGACTACCTCGCCGAATACGACAAGTATGTCGGCATGACCCCCAAGCCGGGCGGTAACGCCACGGTCGCTCACAAGGAGTTCTGGACGAAACTCTGCCAGAAGCAGAAGGGTGGCGAGGCTATCCTCCCGTACAAGCCGGTCGCCCCTCTGCGAGATGAGCGATACCTCCTGCTCTGCGACATGACACTCGCAGATAGGCGAGACCTGAAAGGCCTCGTCCCCTTCAAGCCCGGCACGCCCGAGGAGAAGCGGGTGGCGTACATTGCGAAGAAATGGGAAGTCGCAGACCCGCGCACGGGTCATCTCATTGGCTTCGATCAGATCCGCGTCGAAACCAGCCCCATTGGCAAGAGTGCAACCGTCTACGTCGCACCCTTCGACATGACATTCATCATGCCGAACATGCCGGCCCTCGACAAGGAGATCTACCGGACCCTCGGAGAGATCATCGAGTTCGTCAAGGCCTACGACCCGGCCCTTGATGTGACCTACCCGCAAGGCGCATACACGTCGCCGACGAGCTTCCCCCACCAGCGCGTCACCAGCCCCCACTGGATTGTGCTCTCACGGAACTTCAATGCCCTGACTGCACCAGACCCCAACGCCCGCAGGTCACGGTCAATGACTCTCAGCGAATGGGCGCGCGCCAAATAACCCCCTAGCGCGGAGGGGCAGGAACACTCACACCCTGCCCCTCCGCTTCACCATCTCGAAAGGACCACGACAGGAACACCCGCCATGCTGACAAGCCCCTACCAGCAAACCAGCAACCAGCCCATCTCCGTGTACGGGCAACCCCTCGGAATGCCAGAGTTCGACGGTGAGGACTACGACAAGAAACAGAAGCGCGCCTACACGGCGTTCCTACGGTCCCGACCCGCCAACTACCTCCCCACCCTCGAAGCACTACGCCCCCAAGGATGGGACATCCCCCGACTGTTCGAGACCGACCGATTCATCGTCACCGAGCCATGGGACGCATCCCTCCCCGACGTTGCAGCCCCCCTGAAAGGCAGCATCGCCTTCCGCTACGACAAGCCCCTCGAGGTCACGACCTACGACGAGTACTACCAGAAAACAGGCACGCAGCCCGTCACCTGCCCCTCTGGCAGTATCCCCATCGCATCGCAAGTCAATCTCCGGCTCTCGCCCGAGCAGGCAAACAACATGCCTGACGGCTTCAAGTACGCCCAACGCGCCCCACGGTCAGACGAATACCCTGACGGAGCGTTCCTGTACTGCGTCCCTAAGACGTTCCTCGACAAGATCGTCCCCTACACGCTGATGCTGTCTCGCAAGCCCCTCGCGCGAACCGTCGAACGCTACATGTTCCCCCTGTGCGCCTACAACACGTCCCTGTACCTGTCCGTCGTCCGCGAGTCCCCCTTCACCACCCGCTACCGGGACACTGCCCCCATTGCCCTGTGGGCCCAGTACAACAGCAACTTCGACAGGGCCATCACCAACCTCATCGACCTGTGGGGCAACCAAGGATGGGTACCCATGCGAGGCCAATACGCGCTCAGCACCGGCGAAGACCTCGCCTACAAGCATGACCTCTACGACGACAAACTCCCCGCCCCGCCAATCAACTAACAGCAAAGGATCAAAACTGTGGCCACACAACGCAGACACCACGCGACGATCTCCGGCGAAGACCTCTACCGTCGCGTCATCGAAACAGTCCAAAGTGGCAAACGCCTCCCCGCAGGGGCACTCCTCACCGCTGACAACTACAGCGATTTCATCAGCTCCATGACCAACGCCAGGGGCGTGGACGACAACACGGCGGCAGCGCTGCTCCGCTACCTGGGACTGGCGCACTCTGCCCAGCTCATGCCTGTCCAAGACGAAGACCGCTTCCGCCGACTTTTCAACACACCTACACGCCCACGCCCGTTCAATAATCCCACCGAGACCGACGCGAAGATCCTCAGCGGCCCACACGGCCCCTTCCTCTACCGGCAGCTCATCCGCCACTCAAACGAGAAAACAGCCGCCAACTTCCTACGAGACCTGTGCGCCAAGTACCCGAAGACGATGGAGGGTTCGACACTCTACATTCAGGCTTTCAACATGCCGAAGAACGAGATCGAACTGGCAGACAAGATTGACGGGCCCAAAGTCCGCAAATGGACCCAAGACCTCATCCAAGACATCACCGCAACAGGCGAAACGATCATTCAGACTATGCGGAAGATCAAGGACGGCTTATCTGACCCCAGCATCACCGACGACGACAGGGCGGCTCTCGCAGGCGCAATCGCTGGCGCAGTCGTGAGAACTGATGGCCCCACCCACGTCTATAAGTGCCTACACCACTGCGGCCTGCTCGACCTGTGCCTCCACCACTTCGGCCACCTACTACCCCGCGACTGGCTCAATACCCCCATCAGCGTCTCAATGCGCAACACCTACCCTTGCGAGTGGAGAGTCTGGGCGGGGTTCGCTCCCGTCGCCAGCCTCTACCTCGCCGAAGACGAGACCGCCGAGCCCAGTATCAACGAAGGCCGCTACGCGCACACGTTCTTCACCGCATACGACGCTGCCCTCGCCGCCGCAAGCTCAACCCCCCTCATCAAAAAGCGATGGAACTACCTAGCGCTAAACAAATCGCCAGAACAGCTCATCGACATGTGGCTCAAATGCGTCACCGGACGCATCGTTGAGTGCTACGACTACTTCGACGAACACTGCGTCGGCGAGTCGGACGGACTCTGGAACGAAAGCATCGACCCCACATGGGATGTGCACTACGCCCTCATGTACGCAATGTGCAGCCACGTTGTCCCACCTGGCCTCTACAAGCGCATCAAGTACAACGGCACACTGATGGCATTCCTGTTCCGCTACGAAGCCGTCTCCGTCGAAGGCCTACATACCAAAGACCGTTCCCGTCGAACAACCGTAGACGAGATGATGAAAGCCGAAGGCCTCATCAGCGCAACCAAGCGCCTCTACGTCGAAGAGCTTGCATACATCAACAACGAAGCTCGACGCACGCGCCCCAAGAAGTAACCCCCAAGGTACGGCCCTGCCAGTTCGCGACGGCGGGGCCTTACTCATCTCGAAAGGACAACCTATGACCAGCCAGAACTGGACCCTCACTCCCAGCGGCTACTGCTACCCCGACGACGCTCCCGCAGAAGGGTTCCAGCTCCCCCTCAAAAGCACGCCCACCGCGCCCGTACCCGTTCGCGTCGTGAGCTTCCTGAGCGCCCTCACTCAACAGGAGGTGAGTGTCTGGGACTCCCAAACCCCCGACACTGCGCAGCTTGTGTCGAAGCTCGACGAAACGCGCATCTCCCAAGCGTTCCTGACTGCCGTCACCAGCACAGGACAGTGGGGGTGGCTGCACGTCCCCGTCGATCACGAGTCAGGGCGGGTTGGCTTCAACACGATCTGGGTTCTTCCCGTGGGTGGGGGACAAGCGTGAGGGGTGTTGCAGGTGTCCTACAGGGAACAGCAGATGTGCGTGGCCGCGGCTTCTTCCTGGTCGATGAGGTGAGTGGACGAACTGTGCAGGTGTGGGTGCGCGAGCAGGCGGTGCCGCTGATGCGCCGAATGCTCGGCGTGAGAGTGCTGGTTCTTGGGCGTATGGATGACACGGGGAGGGTGGTGTTTGCTGAGGATGTACGTCCGTGTCCGATCTTCACCCCGCCTCATATGTGACCTATCTAACCAGCATTGTGGATATTGGGACTTGCGCATCCAAAGTGGACGACATATGCTATGAACCATCCCAAATAGGGATACTACTTCACTCGACAATCCAACCAACCAATCAATCCAGAAGGATAGAAACCATGAACATGAAGAAGGCTATTGCCGCTCTCGTTGCTTTTACTGCCGCTGCCACCCTCGGCGCGTGCACCACCCCCGGCAAGGAGATCGCCCCCTCCAAGGACAAGACTCCCGCTCCCAATGCGCAGCCGACCACCCCGGCCCCCGCGCCGACCACTCCCGCTCCTGCGCCCACAACTCCGTCCCCCAGTACTCCGGCTCCCACCAACCCCGCGTCTCCGCGAGTGCCCGTCTCTCCCGCGCCGACCACCCCGCAGCTCGGCCGGGGCAGCGGCTTCTATGGCTACACCAGCACCGTCTCGCAGCCCACTTTCTCGGACGGCGACTACGGCTACAGCACCCCGGACAACACCGTGTCCGCTGACACGAGCCACGCTGCGGCCCAGGCGCGTTTCGCTGCGGCCCAGGCCGCACTCCTGGATGCAAACAACGCCCTGACCGACGCGCAGAACAAGCTCTCCGCAGCTCAGGACGCGGAAACCGCCGCCCAGGGCGCGCTCGCGGACGCGAAGGTCAAGGAGTCCGACGCGAAGGCTGTGCTCGACGCTGCCATGCAGGCTAACCCCGCCGGGTCCGTGGCCTACATGAAGGCCAAGAACGACCTCAACGACGCGAAGGCTGCGACCGTCGCCGCCCAGAAGAACCTCGACCAGGCGAACGCCGAGCTGGCCAATGCCCGTACCCAGTCCGACAAGGCGCAGGGTGAAGCCGACACGGCTCACTCTGAGCTCGACAAGGCGAACACCGCCCTCAAGGATGCGCAGGACCGCCTCGCCGCCGTCATGGCCGACCAGGCCACTCGAGCGCACGCCGCTGTTGATGCGGAAGCTGCACTGGACTCCGCGAAGGACGCGAACGCTGACGCTCAGGCCAAGAAGGATGAGGCAAAGGCCGCTCTCGAAGCATCCACCGCCTCCCTCAACGAGGCTCAGGCGAACCTCGACGCAGCCAAGCGCGCCGCACAGGCCGGTGGCATCAACTGGGATGCGCTGACCGTCTCCCAGAAGCAGGATCTCGTTCGCGCGTTCCTGCTCCAGATGATGAACGACTACCGCGCCCAGTACCGTCTGCCCGCGGCCCCCATCGGAGTTGACGTGCAGGCATTCGCCCAGGCGCACGCCGACACCAACCCCGGATACATGGTCGGCCCCAACATGGCCGACTGGGATAAGGGCAGCGCCGACGGTCTCACCAACCGCCCCTACGGCTCCCTGTCCACCGGTACTGGTTGGGAGGGCCGTAACCCCCTCGAGGCCGCTCAGGCCGCATTCGAGAAGTTCCGCGCCAACCGCTACGGCGATGCGACCATGCTCAATGAGCGCATCAACGCCTTCGGTATCGGTGTGAGCGAGGACGGCCACATCGCCGTCGTCGGCTTCGTCGCCGATGAGAACACGAAGGGCGCGTACACCTACGCGCCGACCGGCGTGGACGTGTGGGGTGGCAAGGAGATCCCGCAGGCCACGAACCCGACCTACTCTCCTTCCCACTCCTACCCCGGCTTCGAGGGTGAGGTTGAGACGAAGGAGGCCCCAAAGGTCACCAAGGCTGACGGAGTTGACCTCGCGCAACTCGAGCGCACCCTGAACGACGCTCAGGCCACCGTCGCCCACGACAAGGAAACGGCGGAGAAGGCCACCGCAGCCGCCGACAAGACCCAGGCCGACCTCGAGGCCGCTCAGGCCACGCGCGACCAGGCCGTCGCAGACCGAGACAACGCCGACCCCGCCGCCGCCCGCCAGGCCGTGACCGAAGCGTCCGACGCTCAGGCCAAGGCTCAGGAAAAGGCCACCCAGGCCGATGAGTTCGCCCGCGAACAGGCCGAGCAGGTCGCCCCCGCCCAGCAGAACGTCGAACAGGCTACCCAGGCCGCAGCCGAAGCCAGCAAGGCCCAGGAAGCCGCCCAGGAAGCCTACGACACCGCCGCCAGCAACGCTGCGGACATCGCAGCCGCCGACAAGGCCCTCACCGATGCCCACAAGGGCACTGAGGACGCGCTCGCGGGCGTGGCCGACGCGGTTGCCAACCGTGTCGAAGCTGAGGATGCCGTCACCTCCGCTCAGGCGAACGTGGCCTCCGCTCAGTCCGACGTGGACGCAGCCGTGTCCGAGCTCGGCAACTGACAGGAGGTTCAAGAAACGTCCCCTGCTTGGCGTGCTGCTTCTGGGTTCGAGTGAAGTAGTGCCTGAGCGCGCCGGGTAGGGGAGTGCCCCCAGGTTTCGTGTGGAGCCTGGGGGTTTTCTCCACCCTAAATACCTTGTGATCTACTTAACCGAAACGCGGGTTCTTAACGGTTGCATGCCAGGTCCGCCACTGCTAGATTGATTCATGTCAGGAGGCCACTTCTCCGACTCCTGATAAGTGTGAATAGGGACAGCCGCCCGAGGCCCACAACCTCGACAAAGCCTCGGGCGGCGCACGCTGCTCTAGCTCAACGGCAGAGCATCCGCCTTGTAAGCGGACGGTTGAGGGTTCGAATCCCTCGGGCAGCTCCACCGCCACAAACTAGTGGCGATGAAACTGAATACGGGGTGTAGCGCAGCTTGGTAGCGCATCTGCTTTGGGAGCAGAGGGTCGCAGGTTCAAATCCTGTCACCCCGACGACATGCTCAGCATGTAAAAGCCTGGACGCTATCAAACCGGGGAGGCCTACCTGGTTTGGTACACACGGTCTGGGTGGGGCTGGAAAGCTACCAGCCCTCGGCACCTAGCTCAAGAAGGCAGAGCACCTTCCGAAGCCCCGTCCCGCAAAGGTTCAGCCTTGCGACGGCGGAGGAGTAAAGGCGTGAAGGAGATGCTGGTTCGAGTCCGGCAGTGCCGCACACACAAGGATCTCTAGCTTAATTGGGGTCGTTACGCGGTGTTCTAGGCCCGCAGCGCGACTCTCTGGGTAAAGCGCCTGCCCGAAGGACGGCAGGAGATGACAGTTCGATCCTGTCGAGACCCACAGCGCTGGTTCTGGTGGACCGGAGTAGTAGGTGCGGGTTCAAGTCCCGCCACGCGCCCCGCAAGGGCGGTGTAGCTTAAGCAAGAGCGGCGAAACGAGAGGGGTTCGATTCCCCGGCGTGAGAGAACAGAATACTAGTCAGTTCTCGGACTGGGGGTAGCTCCCCCTTTCTGGACCGTTAGCTCAACGGTAGAGCGGCTGCTGGATCGTTTGATTGTTCCTACGATCAAATGATCGAGTGGCCGATGCGGGTTCGATTCCTGCACGGTCCACAATGCGTAGCTCTAATTGGAAGAGCGCCAGGCTGTTAAACCTGGAGGTTGCGGGTTCGAGTCCCGTCGCAGAGCGCGACTTGTTCGCGTGCGAAGGTAGCGAAAGCTAACCGTTGGGGGTTGATCTCCCCAGGGGATAGCTGGACCTGTTTTCGTCAGGGGTATAGTTCAGCCGCGATCTGTTCGATGCGCACGAATGGAACGTGTGGGTGCGACTCCCACTGCCCCGCCTGGGCTGTTAGCTACAACTGGTAGAGCACCTGTTTTGCAAGCAGGGGGTTACGGGTTCGAGTCCCGTACAGTCCACGGCTGTTCTCGTAAGGAGATGCAGCTACCTAGCTGCTAGGTGTCCTCCGGGACTACCTGGCCGTACAGATCGTTGGCTCAGTTGGTTAGAGCGTCTGGTTTACACCCAGAAGGTCATCGGTTCGAGTCCGGTACGATCTACTGGTGGAGTTGCTTCGGAGCTCTGCCAGTTGCCCCCACGTTTCGTAGGGGCAAGCAAGAATCAATCACATACTGTCAGCCCGCTCTTGCGGGGGTGGGTTGGCGTGAAGCGCATTTGGCGGAATTGGCAGACGCGCTGGATTTAGGTTCCAGTGCCTTCGGGCGTGTGGGTTCGACTCCCACAATGCGCACGCTCCTCCTTGAGGAGTCTCCTATACCAGGTGGCGTGAGGTCGCCTGGCGGACAGAAGGGGCTCTGCTCCTCCAACGTCTTTGCTGCATAGGCTTTGGCTGGAGTTAACAGGTGACAAGCACCCACCTTAAGGGCACCACCTCACAACGGCGAAGGCCTCCGACTCTCTTTCTTCTTTCTCAGGTCGGAGGCCTTCCGTCATGCGTGGAATGTTTTCGCGTAATCAAACGCCAGTGGCGCAGCGTTGCGCTCTCTAAGATGGGAGAGCACTCTCCCATGCTTTCGCAGAAAGGAAACCCATCACCAATGAATCGCTCTCGAAGCGTCGGAGTGGGGCTGGTTGCAGCCCTGTCTCTGGCGTTCATCCCCGCCGCTTCGTTCGCAGCCTCATCGCAGACGGACTCATCTTCGGAGGACACGTCGATCACGGCTCCCACCAATCCTTCCGTGTCTGAGGAGGATCGAGAAGCGGCTGACGCTCAACAGGCCGAGCTGGACGCTCGAGCGGCCCGCCCCGACCCGCAACTGCCCCCAGCACCCACACCGTCAGCGCCTTCGACACAGACCCCGCCCCTCGTCACCACTCAGCCAGACGGGAGCACCGGCAACGATAAGGTGCACATCCTGTCCCTGTCGGGCGCTGACTGCATCGTGGTAGAGTCGAATGGTCACTTCGGCATCGTGGACGCAGGCGACGACAACGACTACCCGGACGGGTCAGACCCCCGCTACCCGTGGCGAGCAAATATCGCCACATGGGGACAGGAAGACCAGGTGCGCCCCTACCTCGACAGTCTGGGCGTGAACTCCTCCAACCTCGACTTCTTCATCGGCACTCACCCGCACTCCGACCATATCGGCTGGGCAGACACTCTGATCCACCGGTACCATCCCAAGCACATCTACACGCCCGTCTACGACGATTCCTACTCGGTCAGCGACGACGTGAACCCACTGTGGGACAACCAGAAGGTCTACGACGACCTCGTAGCCGCAGCGACGTGGGCTCAGAGCGTGTACGGGGCGACGTTCGACCAGCACGTCAAGCCCGGCCAGGGTGACCTCATCCAGATGGGTGACATGCTCGTCCAGATCATCCCCCTGTCTCCCGACGAGGAGTACGCGCACCCCGGTAAGCTCACGAACACGAACCTCATCAGCTACACGGCGAAGATCACCGCCCACGGGCGCAGTGCCTATCTGTCTGCCGACCTCGAGAGCGGCGAAGGCAAGGAAGACTACGTAGCGGGAGTGGTCGGTCACGTGGACTGGCTGAAAGCCGGTCACCACGGCCTCCACACGTCGAACAGCGAGTCCTTCCTTGATGCGCTCTCTCCGTCGCTCGTCATGAACACGGGCTACGAGTTCCAGACCCCCGACCGTCTCGGTCTGCCCGCGCTCAGGGGCCGTTACGAGTGGTTCGAGGCGTACTCGATGCGCAACGCCGGGATCCCCGCCCTCGTCGGCACCTTCACCCCTGGCGGGATCACGCGCCCGTACATGAACGTCGGAATGGGGCACACATTCGGATCGACCACGCCGCACACGTACTGGTTCCATGACGGTAAGCCAGCGGTCACGCGCGGATGGTGGAAGGGCTTCTACGACGGCTGGCACTACTTCGACGGATCCGTGTCCGCTGTCGAGAACGGCTGGGTGCTCGACAAGGGCAACTGGTACTGGATGGACGGCCTCTCCCACATGGCCATGAACACGTGGGTCCAGGACGGCGACAAGTGGTACTGGATGGACGACTCCGGCCACATGCTCCGCGGCGGCTGGTATCGCATCGGCGGCACCTGGTACTACCTCACCGGCTCCGGCGCTGTGGCGACAGGCTGGCTCCAGGACGGTGGCTCCTGGTACTACCTGCACGCCAACGGCGCGATGGGGCAGGCGTGGGTTCACGATGGTACCGGCTGGTTCTGGATGGATCCCTCGAGTGGGCGCATGGACGCTGGCGGCTGGCGTAACATCTGGGGCTCCTGGTACTACCTGAGCGGCAGTGGTAAGGCCGTCGAAGGCTGGATGCTGGATCGAGGCTCCTGGTACTACATGGCTCCCGGCAGTGCCCAGATGCGCACCGGATGGGTGAACGACGGCACCGGCTGGTACCTCCTGTCGAACAGTGGCGCTATGCGCTCGGGCGGCTGGGTACAGGACAACGGCAACTGGTACTGGCTCGACGGCAACGGGAAGATGCTCACCGGCTGGCTCCAAACGGGCGGCGCATGGTACTGGCTTAACCCCGACAACGGACGCATGGCAGTCGGCACAGCCACCGTTGACGGTCGCGCCTCCCAGTTCGCTCCATCGGGACGCTGGCTCGGATACGCCTAACACCGTTACAAACTACTTTGTTGCAGTTTGTAGGGCACCCTTGCGGGCTCCCGCTCCAAGCCGGCGCGGTTTCCACTGCGCCGGCTTGGTTCGCGTTTCACTGGGGTCTGCGTTGCCCGACACGGCGTGTCGGCCCGGCTTGTGTCCCCTCCGCGCGCGTTTAGGGTCTCCGGGGCACTCCCGGCGACGTTGATGTTGATGGCCGCGTTTAGGTCGCGGTCCATGGCCAGGCCGCAGCCGTCGCATCTGTAGACGCGCTCAGCGAGGGAGAGCTTGGCTTTCACCCTCCCACAACCCGAGCAGGTCTTGCTGGATGGGTACCACCTGTCGATCACGCGCAACGCGGCCCCGGTGCGCGCGGTCTTGTATTCGAGCTGGCGGCGGAACTCGCCGAACGCAGCGTCCGACACGGCCTTGGCGAGCCGGTGGTTCTTCACCATGCCTGCCACGTTCAGGTCCTCGACACTGATGTGCAAGTACGTCTGAGCGATCATGGTTGTTGCCTTGTGTATCGCATCTTGCCGCTGGTTAGCGACGTGGGCGTGGATGTGGGCGACCTTCGCTCGCGCCTTGGCGCGCCGGTTCGAGCCTTTCACCTTGCGGCTGAGCGCCTTCTGCGCGCGCTTCAACCGCCGCTCGCTGGCCGCAAGGCGGCGCGGGTTAGGGATGCTGGTCCCGTCTGACAGCGTAGCGAGCGTCTTGATGCCCAGGTCCACGCCGACCGCCCCGCCCTTCGGAACCTGTGTCACCGGCTTATCCTCGCGCTCGACGGTCAACGCGGCGTACCAGCGACCAGCGCGGCGCGAGACGGTTATGCGCAGCACGCGCGCACCGCCAACTCGCGCCGTCACGTCCTCCATGCAATGCACGCGGCCAATACGCGGCAGTTTCAGAGCCTTCGGGTCGCCATGGATGAGGCCGAAGCTGCCAGTTGTGTACGCGAACCGAGGCCTCTCCCGGTCTTTCGCCCTGAATCGGGGGAACCCCACGCGGCGACCTTTACGCAGTCCCTTCCGGCTTTTCGACCAGTTCGACAAAGCGGATGCCAACGACCTAAGCCCACTGTTCGCAGCTTCCTTCGAGTTCTCACGCCACCACGGCGCACCATCATCGCCGACGGTGAGCGTGTCCTTGTTGGCGTTCCACCAACGGACCAGCGAATAGTATGACCACTCGGGCTTCACGCCAGCCTCGATGTCGGCCTTCACGTGCGCCAAACCAGCGTTGTACGCGAAACGAGCCGCGCCAGCGTGCGACAGGAACAGCCGCTCCTGGGCGGGAGACGGATCCAACGCGACCTTGACAGCTTCAAGCACCACGCTCACCCCTCCCTTTCACGCTCGGTCAGTGATCTACAGTACACAATAGTACGCCAGAACAGACCAAAACCACAGCAGCTCGCGACCCCCACCGGGGGAACACGTGAAGAAGCGCCCACCTCGACTCCTTTGTGAGGTGGGCGCTTCGCTATGCGGCTCTTGATGGCGACCATGCGCCACGCTCAGTTTTTAATGTACCAAAGAGTGTGTCGTGTGCATATAATAGGGCCGTGGGTAGCGGCAACTACCCATAACCGATGACAATCGTCCGCCCAGTTCACACCCTGGGTGCTCATCGGATCAGAGGATTGAGTTTAGATTCTCGAAGATCGCCGTGGCCAGCTGCAAAACCGCCACGGCGATTTTCATTGTCTGGCCGGGAGTGAATCGACGGAGATCTTGCGTAGGGCATGATGGAAGCCGCCCACCATCTTTGAAGCCATGACCCGCTGACGGCGGCTCTCTACCACAGGTTATCGACCGACTACACTAGAAACCACAATGCCCACACCAGAAAGGAACCCAGTGAGCTCATCAACTACAAGAAACCGCGTGTTCGCCGGCGGTAGCGCTGCACTCATCATGCTGGCCGGACTCGCCGGCTACGCCACCTCACCCGCTTACGCGGACCCCGCACCAAGCGGACTGAACGCACACCACATGGACACACTGCCCGTCCCCCCGTTGAGCGGCCAAGACACGACCGTCACCGTCCGCTTCCGTTACGACGACGCTGCACCCGCGTCAGGGCGAGGCTTCGTCGCCACCATCGGCGAGGGCGCATCCTTCGAGCCTCACTCGTGGTCGATGCGTGAGCCTGTGGACAACACGCCCATCGGTGAGTGTTCTACGCCGGACTCCAAGACGCTTGTCTGCTCCGAAGATGAGCGCGCCGACGGTAGGACCGCCTACGAGAATGGTGTGGTCACGTGGACAGTGAAGCTCGACCGCGAGCTCATCAACCAGAAGAACCTCCGCTACGCGCTCGTCACCCTCAACGGGGACACGTTCCCCCTCACGCTCAATCCCACGACCCTAGCGGCCGGCACCACGATCCCCGCGAACTTCACCCCCGAGGAGGGGGAAGCAGGTGGCGCGCGCCCCGCCGACCAGGCCACGCCGACACCCGCCCCGCCGACACCCGCCCCGACGACGACCCCAGCGCAGCCCGACGCTCCGCAATCCGGCCCGCAGTCAGGGCCTCAGTCTGGCCCACAGAGCGGCACCACGGCCCCCGAAAAGCCCGCCCTCAATGAGACTAACCATCCGGGCGAGGGCACTCCCGCGACGAGTGAACTAGTGGCTCCCAACGTGCCGCCCCTGGACCCTAACGCCCTCGACGGTAACGGCACCGGCGTGAACCCCCTCGACCCGCCCAACACGGGCGACGGGGAGCCGCTAGAGCGCCCCGATAACCCCAACGAGGGCCTGAGTAACAACGACGGCACCGGCAACCCCATTGACCCCACCAAGCCCGTAGAAGCTGCACCGGGTGGCGCTACTACGGCTCCCACAGGAGACCAGTCGGTCGCGCCTACGCGCCCCGCTCTGCCCACGGACCCCGCAGCTCCCGCCGCCGCTGAGGCAACCGGCACGACCGTCGCTCCCGCAGGGGCAGACAAGTCCCCAACCGGCACCGCCAATGCCACGGTGGCAGCTGCCAAGTCTCCGACGCTCGCGAAGACCGGCGCATCCTTCTGGACGCTGGCCGGTTTCGCCGTTGGTCTCGCTGGTATCGGTTGTGCCCTGCTGGGTGGTCGAGTCATGCAGAAAGCGCGACTGCGTGTGAAGTAACAGGCCGCTCTGTTACGCATACGGCCCCGCCAACGGTCTCACTCAGGCCTTGGCGGGGTTTTGCATCCCCAGAAACGCTTGTAGTGGGCATGTTACAAGCCTTTACGAGATACAAGCCACGCCATGCTGTACGCGAATTGGGCGACCTGCCGGTCAGTATGATGGTTTCGCCCATCCGGCCCCGTAACTACAAGGGAAACATGAACATCACCGCAACACGACATACGCGAAAGGCTCTCGGCGCGCTCGCAATTCTGACCCTCGTCGGAACCAGCGTCGCCACCACACAGCCAGCCGCCCACGCAACCGCCCCCACAGGGTATGAACTCTCCTGGAATGATGAGTTCGACGGCTCCAACCTCGACACCTCCAAATGGGGATATGCCTACGGGTGTTTCGACCCGAGGCTGAAAACCCAAACCCACTACACCGACAGCTCCGAGAACGTGAGCGTGTCCGGCGGCTACCTCCACCTGACCGCACGCCACTCGCCCACGCGCGAGAAGTGGAACAAGGAAACCCGGAAGATGGAAACCATCGACCGGACCTGCACGCGCACCGAGAACGGTCAGAAAGTCACCTACCCGGCCCCCTTCACCTCTGGTATGGTCCAGACCCGCGACGATAAGGGCAACGTCAAGTACGCCGCCTACGGCGACTTCTACGCCGAGGCTCGCATCCAGCTCCCCGCAGGCTCGTCCTCGTGGGCATCGTTCTGGTTCACTGGTACGCAAGGTGGACCCTGGCCGGGGAACGGCGAGATTGACGCGGTAGAGGCAAAGGGCTACGACCCGAACTACCTCCAAGCGAACACGCACACGCCTCGAGCGTCCGACCCGTCGAAGTCGGAACAGCACCAGGGGCAGCTCGGCGGTGACGGCACCAGCCAGACGCAGTTCCACGTCTACGGCGTGGAGAAGACCGGCGAGAAGATCACGTTCTACCTGGACGGCGTTCCGCGGCACACGGTCAACTACTCCGACATCGGTGGCGCTAACCCGTTCGTCGTGGACGGTAACGGCATGGTCATTCGCCTGAACCACATGGTTGGCGGCACCTTCCTCACCTCCAATTCCGGCGACACGACCTACGTGGACGCGACACCCTACGCGGACAGCTACATGGGTGTTGGATCGGACATGCTCGTCGATTACGTGCGCGTCTACTCGAAGAAGCCCGCCGTCGAGGAACCCGAGCCTCCGGTCGCACCTACACCAGAGCCGACTACTCCGGCTGAGCCGGCACTGCCGACGGATCCCAAGCCCGCCGACCCGACACCGGCAGAGCCGACCCCCACTGATCCAACTCCGACTCCCACCGTGCCAGCGGAGCCCACACCTGAGACACCAGCTCCAGCAGAACCCACACCCGCCGACCCGGCCCCAGTGGACCCCGTGCCAGCACCATCTCCAGCAGTGCCAGAAACCCCGGCCACGCCCCCAACGGATGACGCTGCGACACCGGCACCGGCTCCCGAAACCCCCACTCCTGCTCCGACAGAGCAGCCCACCCCAGAAGCACCCACCCCCGCCCCCCAGTCGAAAACC